GCTGGATTGATTGGACTGGTCAAGTTGTTTGACTGATCGGGAATTAATCCTTGTAATACGAATACCGCTTGTTGAGATATTGCCGGTGTTGGATCAACTCCAGGTCCCTGAGCAATATATTGTGGTAGTACACTCAATGTTGTTTGTGTGAATGATGCATAAGCACCATTGCTGTAGAATGTACCCTGTAATATTAGTGAATCGTATGTTGGTACTGATACGTTAATAAACGAACTGTATGTACCATTGCTATAAATCAAACCTTGAGCTGTAGCACTATTAAAGGTTGGGATCACTGGATCCAATCCTCCTTGAGCTAGACTCACAGCTACTGGTTGAATCTGTATCGTGCTTGTATGATTGAAGATACCAAATGGGGTTATCTTAATATAGTCTGTGTATTGATCTGATAGAAAGTATTGTGCAAGGTGAGCTGTTGTTTCTAGCTTAGTTTGCTTTAGTCTGTCAGATAGGTTAATTGCAGATCTAAATTTCGTATTTACAAAAGGTCTCGCTATAGAAGACATTGGTGATGTCTTAAACAAATCTATAAGAGGTAATGCTGGTGCACCAACTCTTTTTGCTGTTTGTTTTAGTAATATGCTGTTTAGATTTTTAGCATCGGGTGTTAATTTGAGTTGAATGGCCTCGATCTCTTTTGTTGGCTTAGGTAGATGAGGCATCTCGTTGTAAAGGCTTGCCTTCAAACGTTCCTCTAAGCTTATTGTCTTAAATAGTTTTGCCATTATCTAACTCCTGATGTGTTTAATCCTAAACGTATTACTTCACCAACCTTCTTACCATCCATCTTAACTTCACCACCTGATGAAGCTACTGCAATTAGTTGATCGATCTTACCAATCAACGTATCCATCTTATCATCACTCTCACCTTCTTCACCCCCAAACATTCCGCCAAGTGCTGTTCCTAGACCCGCTAATGCTGGTGCTACTGCTGCTAATGCAATCAATGATCCTATTACCGGCATCGCTGCTAATCCTGCTAATGCTACCATTCCCAAGCCTGCTCCAATTCCCATCATTGATAGAGCTACCAATCCTAAACCTGGACCTGCAGCTGCCATCATTAATAAACCTTCACCCATTAGTGTAAATGCTCCTGCTTGTGCAATCTGATTCATCACTAGTAGACTTGGTAACATCGCTAATAAAGCCATACTACTCAACATTAGTCCTGGGAAAGCTATAAGTGATGCGTATCCTAATGCTAACATACCTGCTCCTAATAAAGCCATACCTGCTCCTAACACAACAATCTGCATTGCCATTGGTGCTAGTTCTAGTAATGCTGGAACAAACATATCAAAACCTTTAGCCATCTCTTGGATAGCTTTACCTAACACCCATAATGCAGCTGCCATAATTAGCATTGCTCCTGCTCCGGCTAAGATTGCCACAGCTCCAACACCACTCATCATGATAGCTCCTACGAGTGCTAATGCACCTACAAGCGCCAACATACCAACTATAGCTTTTGCAATTGATCCCCAAGATACGTTAGTAAACTCTTGAGCTGCTTTTGCAAATATAAACACAGCTGCTGCTACTAATACTAATGCTGCAGCTCCTGCTAGTAATTTTCCTGGATTGATCTTTTCTATTGATTTTGTTAATCCACCCGTACTCTTACCAGAATCTTTTGGTGCTGATGAACTTGCTTCTGCACCTCCACCTTTACCAGTCATTTTCATCCACAACCAGTGAGCTTTCTCTGCTGCCCACTGAGCCTTTTGTTTCACCCAGTGTGCACCATCCAACGCATACTGCTTGATCTTACCTAAATTCATTTGACCAAGCATTTGTGCTGTTGAAGCCATCCACATTGCATTATCCTTCATGAAGCCGATAACACCTCCTCCAATTTCTAGAGTTTTGCCTATGATGTTGTCCATCAAACTAGCCTCTTCACCAAAATACTTATTGTGTTCAGCTTGTGCGTCGATTTGTTTTTGCATCTCCTCAACAGTCATACCAGCCGCTTCAGCTAGTTTTTGTTTCTGGAGTACGTTCATTTTTGCCCACTCAGCTTCACCACCCGCTTGTGCTACAACTTCTTTTGCAGCTCCTGCCAAGTCACCGGTCAAAGCTAACTCACGAGCTTTATCAAAATTAATTTCTTTTCCTAATAGAACGGAAGCTTCCGTCTGTGCATTGATACTACTTTCAAAGTCTAGTAACTTAGAAGCCATGTTGCTTGCAGTACTGATATCGATACCCATCTTATGCAACTCAATAGCTGACTTACCAAATTCCTTAGCACCCTTTCCACCATACAAAGCCACTGCTGCTGTGTTAGCTGCCATGTCTTTCATGATTTTACCAGGAGCAATACCCTGCACTTCAGCCATATGACCGACAGTCTCCATAGCTCCTGCTGCTGTTTCTGAAGTCTCACCTGGCATTTGTGATAAGGTGGCATTCAACTTAGCAGCCTCTTCTCCACTTATTCCAAAGTGGTGAGCCATCTTACCAAGTTCATTTACCGTCTCTTTACTAAGAGCGTTTACATTTCCATATTGTTCGATAACACCATTCATAACACCCTTAGTGTCTGAAAGGCCCATCATACTTGCTATAGATAATCCTTTGAATTGAGCTTGGATTGCCTGACCTGCTGATAACCCTTGCTTCTTGAACGCCTCAAAACCTTCATAGGCTTCGTGTAGCTTTTCTGCAGTCTGCTCTGCAAACACAGCTTTAGCTAATTCTGGTGTGCGTAATTGATCAAGCAATTCGTCAGTGATACCAACACGCTCTCTCAAACTCTTATTTATCTCATGCAACTTCTCCTTAACCGCATCTTGCTTAGCTTCGTATGCCGCCTCTTTATCTTGCTGAATAAGTTTCTTTGCTAGATGCTTACTTGTACTCTCAATTTCTTGATTTTCCTTCATAATGCTTTTTGCAAAGTCATTTGATTTCTTAATCTTGTCATCGTAGCTCTTAGCCAAATCGGTATTTCCAGCTTGCATAGCTTGCAATTTAAGCAAACCTAGCTCAGCTGTTCGACGTTGGTTAGTGGAGAGTAGTAGATTGTTTTGTGCTATTTGCTGCTTTGCAAGTATCTGAATTTCAGCTACTCGAGTTGAAACACCATCAGCTAACGCTTTGTTTCTAACCTGTGCTGCAAATGCATCTTGTTTATTCTTTTCATTGATCTCACTAATGTCATCCTTCATTTGTTTCAACAGATTAGCCCCTAGAAGATCCTTAGACTTCTTGGAACCTTGGTTAAAACCCTGCGCAACTGCTTCAGCAACCGCTTGTGTCAGGTTCTTAAACTCCTCTGGTGAAATATTCAGTTTACCCATTAGCTATTTTAGAAAAACTTCTTGTATTTTGATTTGCTTGCATCATATGCTAAAATGTCTGCAAACTTTTGTGGATTTTGTTTGATCAACTTTGTAGCTTTGCTCATGAAATCCTTCTCACTCATATTGAACTTTTTATGTAAAGCCTTAAAATCTGGGGATTGCATTAATCTAGCATACTGGTAGTCTGCTACGTGATTAAAGTGACCTTTCACAAAGTCAGAAGTTTTATCTAGCAGCCAATTCACAATGCTCTCCTCAATCATATGATTCTCCAATTCCTCGCGAATCATCTTTTGAAGCATTTCTTTTACATTCTTCTTAGCCATTATACTGTTTTCATATAAATATCGTCATAAAAGGAAAGCCAACCGAAGTTGGCTCTCTGTTTATCTTTTTCCTGATTTGGCTTTGTCATACGCGGCCTTCTCAGCTTCATGCTCTTGTTTCTTAATGTCCGCGAGTTTGAGATAGAAGTATCTCCGCAGATATACTGGAAGGTGATAGAGTTCCGTATAGGTCCATCCCATCTTCCCGTAATACATAAGATCGAAGATCTGGTCTTGCAGAATGGGCCTATAATTAGACCCCAGGCCAAAAAAACCCGACACCGATGGGCAGTGCCATCTTTTCTTGCTCATATCCACAGCTAGGACATTCGTAGCTGAAGGTTGTATCGATATCTGGTGTTACTTCTTTTAAGTACTTACGCAGTTCTAAGGAATCTCTTGATAGCATGCTATCAACAAACTTGCTGATTGCTGTTCTATCAGTTTCACCCTCAACAGCAACAATCATGTGCTTTAAGCGAGTTGATAGTTCTGGATCTACTCCAGTCAATCTGCTCAACTTCTTAGTTGACTTGATTGCTTCTTCAATCTTCTTCTCATCACCATGAGTCAAGAACTTCAACGTCAATTCCTTTTTAGAAATTGGCAAAGTGTATTTGTGTGTAGTCTCACCTTTAGTAAAACGATCCCAATCAATCTCCTTATCTTCAAAGTTCTGAAGATCAATTACTTGTGTTGATTTTTCACCACAACTTGGACAAGTGATCTCTACTTCGTAATCCTTACCATAAGCCAGAATACGAGCTGCAATAAACACTGCATTCTTATCCACTGTTAGTAAGTCGTTGTAGTTGATCTTAGTTACAATCAATGATTGCAACAATTTGTCTAACACAACCCCTTGCTTGATTAATGTTTGCGATGCTAGAATATCCTCTTCCTTAGCAGTCATGTACTTCATCTCGATAGTGCCACTAGATAGTGGATGTCCTTCCGGATAAAAATACCCCTTGCTTGGTAATGGAATTACCTCTGTTGGTACATCTAGTTTTTGGAAATTTGATACAGCTCCCGTATCTACTGCATCTTGAAGGAATTTTGCTTTAATATCCTCATCGGATAGTTGGCGATTGTTTGTTGGGTAATCGTCGTTTACAACTTTTGACATTTGATAAAACTTTTTTTAGTAACTATGGTTCTCCTATAAATATACGCAAATAAAAAAAGAAAGCCAACAGTTAAGTCAGCTTTCTTTTGATAATTTTTGTTTTTTGATTAGTACTCAAGTACTGCGTAATCAATTCCTAGTGTTAGAGAAATCTCAACTGGAGTTTCACTTGACCAATCCATGTCACCAAATTGTGCAGTTTTGATGTAAGCTCCCCAGATTTTCCAGTTCTCAATTTTATCACCTACTGGACCTAAAACGAAGATGTCGAAATTCTTCTTGTAGAAGTCAGCATATCCGTCACGACCAGTTACTGATTCGTGTGCTGTACGAACCCACTCCATTACTGCTTGCGCTCCTGAAGGTACGATTGCGTCATACATTGAGATTGTGATATCTCCCCACTTACATTTTCCTTTTACTTTACGGATAATGTTGATGTGGTCTAGTACAACCTCACCACACTCTAATTGTGGGCGAGATACTTTCTTACATAAGAATGATGGAATACCATCAACTTGTAAGATGAATCTATTCTGCACCTTAGGTTCGTAAGGGGTGTAGAAGATTTCGTTATTTTCTATTAGGTTTGCCATGTTGCGTTACTCTTTTGTATAAATATTAAGCGTTTTCAAAAGTTGCTCCAGTAGGAAGAATGTTAAAGTCTAGGACGATAAATTCTGCTGCTTTTGCTGGTTGTAGGTAGATTTGACCATACATGATGTTTCTGTCGATTACATCGGGTGTGTTGTTGGTTTCATCCATTACTACTTTGAAAGCATACAATCCTTGACGAGCTTTTACAGTCTCTAAGTATGGAGTTACAATGTTCAAGAAACGTTGACGTGTAGCTGTTGTGTTATTTTCGAATACCAAGTAACGGCTAGCACTTGCAATGTATTTCTTCATTGTGATCATCAATCGACGTACGTTGATACGATCAAGAGCTGATGGTTTAGCTTGTAGAGTTTTTTGACCCCAGATGCAGATTCCTTGGTTAGGGAAGCTTGCGATTGCGTTGATCTTGTTCTCGTACAAGTCGTTACGATTAGCTTGATTCAATTTCAACTCTACATCTACTGCTTCGCTGATTCCACCTCTATTAAGACCTGCTGGTGCGAACCATTCGTATGCTACTGAATCATTGTAAGCCATTACACGTGGTACAACAACACTCGGTGGTACCCATACTGGTTTGTTTTTGTCTGTATCAACAATCTTAACCCATGGCCAGTAAGTAGCTACGTAGTTAGAATCAATTCCTGAGTCAGATACAGCTGCCATTGCTTCTGCTGCTGATTTTCCTTGTACAACTGGATCAGCTACTACGAATGCATCTCCACGATCTTCTGCTACTTCAATCGCTTTGTTGATAATAGAAGAGTGATCTTTGATAGTAGCACCTGGTGTTACAATCATATTGATATCGTACTCGTCTGAGTTTGCGATTGTGTTAAGAGCTTTGATATATGCTTTTGATCCGTTTGCTGATGAAGTTGAACAATCCATACCAAACAAGTTGCTTGCTACGATTGATGAACCTACTTTCTTAGTGATTGCTGGATCCATTCCATCAAAACCACCTTGTAGAGGAGCAACAAACTTTAAGAATGTGCTAACATCCAATCCTTTGAATGCGTTTGCAGTTCCGATTGTATCACCTCCAACGAAAGTTGAGTTAGTGTTAACTTTAGATGCACTAGCGTGAACTTTACAAGTTGCTAAGTTGAATGCTGCGTTGTTACCTGCCACAGATCCTGACGCTAATGGCATCAAGTAGTTGTTATTGTCTGTGTTTACAAAATCAAATCCGTAGTATGCTTTCTTGTTGTAAGCACCATTGATTTCTGTGTTTTGTGAAACTACAGATGCAGTTGGCATGAAGTTTGATCCAGATACTGGTACTGGTTGTAGTACTGCAGCGTATCCGAATGGCATTACGTTTGGTGTAATTGATTTAGCACCTACCGCTGAATCCACTTCTATACGGATGTATTTAGAAACGTTATTATAGTCTCCAGTCACTGTTACCGTTCCATCTGCACTTACGCTATAGCTCTTATCTCCAATAACACGAGCAATGTAATTTGCTGAATCTGGATCTAATGTCAATCCGCTGTAAGATTCTAGAATAACTGGACGTTGGTCAGTGTCGTTGAAATCACGAACAACCAACGTAAAGATACCATAATCTGTACCTGCATCATCACCTGGTTTTGTTGTGTTGATTACAGCTACTTTGATTGAAGTGTTGGTGTCTGTACCATCAGCAAGCGTGTGAACTTTGAATAAGTTCTGAGCTGATCCACCGATAAGTTGTGATTGAATCCAAGGAGTTGTAGCGTGGTTGTATCCAGCGTATGATCCTGAGAAGTTAACTTCTTCAGTCAAGCTATATACAACTTTTGCACCTGCTGTACTACTAACTGATGTGATGTAGTTAGGGAAGTACATATACATATACCCATTCTTAGAACCTTTTACAGATGTACCTAGTACATTAGCAAAAGAGTCTGCGCTTGTTGGGTCTGCATTTACGGTTAGTGCATTAGCTGAGATACCAGATCCTGAGATTGTTAATGCTGCAGATGCTGTTAGTAGTGCTGCAGAGCCAGTTACTGATACTGAGTAGTCTTTACCATTAGTTGATCCAACAGTTGTAGTTGGCATGATAACACCAACCAATTTATTAAAAGTACTACTTGATGCATACACACCAATCATTTTTGCTTTGAAGGATGCGTCTTGTAACACACGAACCACAGTAACAGTTGAAGCGCTATTCAAGTAGCTCTTAACTGCATAAGGTACATATGTTTCTTCGCTTAATCCACCAAACTTAGCGATAAAGTCATTGAATGACGTTACCACTGTCGGTACGAAAGCTGGTCCTTTTACTGTTGGACCAACGATAGCAGCTCCGATAGCCGCAATTCCTGCAGGTAGAAACGAGAGGTCTTTCTCGTTTGTGAAAACACCTGGTGATACTATTCTTTCAGCCATTGTTGTTTTGTTGTTTTACTAATTTGTATATAAATATCACAACTTGGACCGAAACCTTAAAATGATCAGTTGTTTGGTGTAAATTGTCCGGTCTCTAAGTCGAGAGATCCTGCACCATACTTACTGTCCAGCTCCTGTGCTAGTTGTTTTTCCTCTGTGTTGGTTTCTAGAATTTGGGTTTCTAGTAACTCTTCTTGTTCTTTCAAAGTCTTCAAATAAGACTCTGCATTTGTTTTAGCAAGTTTGAGTTGTACTAGTTGAATACCTAATACGTTATACTTTTCTTGCAGTGCCTTAATTTGATCAAGTTCCTCTGTTGTAAACTTTTGGTTCTCCATAACTGTTCTTTTGATAATAAATAGTTTGTTTTTTTGCTAAATTAGATTAGCTGCTCTACGATTATATGACGAAGTTTAACTTCTAAGTTTGTACTCTGTAGTTGAATATATGGTTGTGTGTCTTGTGTTTCTACTTCTGGTGTTTGGATGTCTCCTGGAAAGTAATCAAAATTAGGTGATCCTGGAATGGATTTTATTGGTTCTATATTTGGCCAGTAGTTTGCACTACCCACACCAAACCCGTTAAATATCTCATCCTTAAACTTGAAATTGTATCTTGCATTTCCATAGGTATCAAAGGTTGCATACTGCTGATTAGGATCCGTGGTTCCAATGCATATCATATAGTACTCAAAGTAGTATGGTAAATAATAATCTGGTGCATTCATTTGCACAGGCATTGTTGTAGCTGTTTCCACTTGTCCAACACTGTTTGGATAGTTTAATCCAACCTTCATATTGATATCGGCATAATTGTTTGGAGATATTCCGTTCAATAAAAGACATCCTGAGATTCTCAAAGTGCGACCACTTTTCCAGAATCCGGCTGGAAGAAATGGTTGGTATGGATTTGAACTACCATAAAGACCGTATGTTGTTGGGTGCACCCCACTTTGCTCTGGTGGCATGGCATTCAAGGTATCAAAAACTATATCACTCGAGTTCGCTACATCCGTGATGTTAGATGGAGGTGTTGCTCGCTCGCCCGATCTCATCGATAACAAGGTTCTTGAATTGTACCCTTGTACCTTTTCGTTATTGGTATTTGGTCCGTTTTGGACTATCTTTGTATAATATGGCATTGCTTATGTTATTAGTGTTGTGATATGTTTCTTACTTGATATCGGTAATCCCAGAAGTCACTCGATGTGTTTTTGATTTGCACATACCCTAAGTTTGGATTGATATTATTCACATCTAATAAGAATGTGATTGGTGCAGTACTTCCGATATCTCCTGATGTAATTTCACTCATGTTTCCAAACTGCATTGCTGGGTCAAATACAATTGTTAATGTTCCACTTCGCACATCCGTTTGTGTGGAGTGATTAACTACGAAGTAGTCGATAAACAAACCTACCACACCTGGTGGAATATCCGCTATAAGAAAATCCGTAGTATTGCCTGCTACTTTATTCTGTGGTGGCATGAATATTGCCGATGCTATTGGATTTCCGTTGTTAGTCATTACACCCGAAGTACCTAAAGCTGTTATAGATAAACAACCGTCTGCTGGAACTCCTGCTATATCGATACCCGACATTGCACCTATTGCTGTTGTTGGTGCTGTGTAATCTGCATCGTTAGCTGCATCTACCCCTATGATCGTTGAGTCAATGGGGGTTTGTGAGTGGCCAAAGGCATCTGTACCGACAACAGTGTTACCATAAGCATATTGTGCGTTGTAAAAACTACGAAAACCAACACTAATGTTTCTAGCACTATCTAATATCTGTGCACCAACTGCACCTCCAATAAACACATCGCGAACGGTTTGTGTTACACCCGCTGAGCCGTATAAAGTTTGATTTCCAATGGCAATAGTGTCACTGGAGTTGAATACTTTTTTACCAGCTTCGTATCCAATAGCTACTGAATTGGCAAATACAGTGCCGCCATCTGGACTCTCAAATGCAGCTGTTCCAATTGCAACTGTGCTTGAAACCTGGCTACCACTTGTCATCACTGATCTTCCTATCGCAACAGTGCCATCAACTTGTGTATGATCTTTTTGAACAGCGTAAGCACCTACAATTACCGAATCATTTGGTGTTGCTGTAGTTCCAGTACCAGAGCCATCTAGTATATAACTACCAAGAGTTACTGTGTTGTTACCTGGTACAAGCATAGATCGGTAGCCTACAGCTAAGCAATCTACAGCATTTGATGAAGTGTTTCCCGTTCCAACGGATATTGAGTTGAATTTTGAGTCTTTGTCAGTTTGTATAGAACCTCCAGAAATCTCCATTCGTGTAGCTCCACTATTCCAACTTACATTAGGATTGTCATCGACCGTTGTTCCGGTTGTTGGATAATAGGCAAAGTATGAAGCATTACCACTATTCACAGTTCCTGCACCACCTCCACCACCACCGGTGGCATTAATAGTTACAACTCCAGTTCCACCAGCTGGGGATATTGTTACGTTGGTTCCTGCTACTATTTGTGTTACACCACCATTTGCTGCATACGAAGCTGATGCTACTGTGACGTTAGAAGCTGAGGTGTAACTCACTACAGCTGTCGATGTGTCGTATACTAAGAAGTGTGGTTTATATGCGTTTGATATACCTCCCATCTTAACAGCCCCACCAAACGTTACGTTACCTGCTGCTGTTATTATACTTGTTTGGACCGTACTACCACTTATTGATCCAGTAAATGCTGTAGAAGTTACCGAGGTTAAACCCGCTATTGTCGTTGCACTACTTCCCAAACTGATTGCCGTACTACCTACCGTAATACTGCTGTTTGCTAATTGAGCGTTTGTAATCGAACTATTCGGAATTTGTGCTGATCCCGAAAACACTCCGGAACCTGCCAATATAGTTGCTTGGGATATTGATCCACCTAATGAAATCGCACTACCTGCAATGCTTATGGATGAATTTGCTAATTGGCCGTTTGTAATGCCCGCTGTACCTGATAAGTTAGATGTAGTCAACCCAGATATAGAACCACCTAAGGTAATGGTACCAGTCGATGTGATTGTACCACCAGTTAAAGTAATACCTGACACTGTTCCAGTAGTAGCTACTGAAGTTACTCCAATACCACCAACTACGTTATTTGCCCATGATGCTGTTCCTTGTAATGAGCCAGTGAAGCTAGATGCTGAGATCGCTCCTACCCAGTTAAAAGAACCAGTACCATACACTCCCGAACCTGATATATTCATCACGGTAACTGAACCTGAGCTAAATCTAGCTAAGTTTGCTGCTGGGTATGATCCAACTGTGACTCCTAAGCCTAATGTTGTTTGGTTACCACCCGGAGTTACGTTTAATCCATTATTAGTAGTTACTGGTTGAGGCAATGTTATTGAGTTGCCGACAATTGTCATTACGTTACCAATACCCGATGTTCCCCATGTCCAGTTGTTTGATCCATTTCGAACAATAGATAATCCGTTGGATCCTGCTGCGTCACTAGCAAAGTAGATTGGTCCATTCACTGCAAGTGAACCAGTCAATCCATAAGATCCTGATAATTGTTTTGTATTGATCCATGCATTTGCTTGCCCCGCACTACCTGATCTGTACATCCATAAATCACCTTGTTGATATGTAGATGCAGATACCGATGATATATCGTGAAAGTGTATTGGTGTTAATGGGGTTACAAAAACAGATCCATTAGAGGGATTAGCTCGAGTTACAATACCAACAAACGTCTTGTCGTATGGAGCTGATGGTGCTGTGCTTGTAAATTTACCCGCTGATTGTGACACCCACAGTATGTCGCCAGCTGAGTACGCTGATGTATTTAGGCCATTGACTATTCCAAAAGTGGTTACAAATCCATCAGTCCCATGTTCAATATCATGGGTAGCCATACCGATAACCTCATTATCAATACTAAACGTGTTTGTTTGGTCGGTAGATTGAGCTAATGCTATGGTTGGTCTATCACCAATAGCACCTACAAGTTTAACTACTGATCCATTTGTAATGGTAACACCGGTTTGGTTTCTAGCTCTTAACCATTGTTCTTGTCCTATGTTTAATGTTACATCTTGTTCCCAGTTGTACATTGCTAATGCACCAGAACCAGAATCATAGAATAATCTACCTTCTTTCCAAGCAGGTGCATTGGTTCCTATAATATTACCGGTATTGAAATCTATATAATTGACATTATTGATCGATCCCGATATTTGTAGATTGTTTGAATATGATGCTGTTGCTGCAAATGATGCTGATGTAGCAAACGACGCTGTTCCTTGTAATGATCCAGTAAATGCTGTAGATGTTATTGATGTTAAGCCTGCTACTGTTGTTGCAGAACTTCCTAAAGAAATTGCTGTACTACCAATCGTAATTGCTGAGTTTGCTAACTGACTATTTGTAATACCTGCCGTACTGGAAAGATTTGATGTTGTCAAACCAGAAATTGATCCACCTAAGGTAATCGTACCAGAGGTTGTGATTGTACCACCAGTTAGTGTAATACCATTGACAGTTCCTGCTGTGGCTACTGAAGTTACAGTTCCACCACCTGAGCTGGCTACTGTGAGAACATTACCACCAGAATCTACTGCTAAAGTTGCTACCGCTGTACCCGGGAATGATGATACGCTGGTATATGCAGGTAGCGACATTTGTAAGCTATGCATACTCCAATTAGCAACTTCGCCAGTACTTCCAGCGTTTGTACCTTTAAGTATTCTAAGTCTGTTTTGATAAAGATCAATAAACGATGCGGAAGTGTAAGATCCTCCAGGAGCATTAAATCCTATTTGACCTCCTTCACTCGCATTATCACGTGCTCCTAAGGTGATTGTGTTTTCGTTCGGACCTAAACTTGAGGTTCCTACTGCTGCAGCTCCTGATACTACTAGTGTACCTAATATGGCGTCAGAGCCTGATACGATGACTTTTTTCCAGTTTGGCATATTATAGCTTTTTGACTGTGGTTAGATACATACACTTATGCCGTGTATACGCCTACTTCCCAATTGGGCCAACAGTGCATTTTCTATAAATATCTTTAAGATAGATTAAGATGCTGATTGCTCAGCTTTCTTTTGTTTACGAGCTTCTACAGCTAATGCCTTTTCCAACTCAGCTGACTTTTGCTTCTGTTCAGCTACCTGTCTCTCGGTTATCATCTCCTGGATTGATTGTAGTTCTGTTTCCAGCTTATATTGCAAGTTGCCTACAAACTTAGCATCCTTTCCAGTGATGGTAATAACGTCTAGTGATTGTCGTAGAAGTGTGATCTCTTGTGGTGTGAGATCGATTGAGAAAATATCCATAACCTAATGTCTTTACTTAGCTTCCTGCTGCGTATACTGATTCTGCAGCTTCATGACTAGAATATAGAACATTTCTACCTGTTCTCCAACTATTTGCGTGGATTTCAGCGTTTTAAGTAAAAATTCAAGCTCTTGAAGACTTAGTTTGTTTGGATCCTCAGGAGCTTGAGCTTGTGGAATAATTTTGTTGATAATACTCATATAACCTATGTTAAATTTTATGCTGTGTAAATCCAGAAGTCACCCGCTGTTGACATATACATTGAACCAACTACTGCAAACTCACCCGTTATTGGTTTAGTTGCACCATGAGAAGCTTCAGTGAAGAGGTATGGAACGAATGATCCACTCACACCACTGTTAGCTGTTGGGTCAATTGCATTTGTTGTATCGACTAATCCGTCTTGGAATCCCCAACGTGTTGTCGTTGCATCGTATCCAAACGCAATATTACCAGCTGCATAAGAACCACGGTCGATGATAATACCACCATCTGTGTTACCTGCAGATCCCGATGCCATTAGGATAAACTGGTCAGCTACATACAAGTTTGATGAGCTGATTGCTGTTACTGGACCATCAACGTATAATGTACCTTTGATTCGTGTGTCGTTGTTGATTGTTGTTGTACCAGTTGATGCACCAATGTTGATTGCTGTAGCTGCTCCACCTAAGTTGATTGTGGTTGCGTTGGTGTTTGCAATTGGGAATGTAGCAGCATTGGTTGTAATACCGTTGGTATTGTTTACTGCTAGTGCGTTTGTTGAGATTGTTAAACCTGCAAATGTTGGTGTACCTGATGTACCCAATCCAGTTGCTGTTACATCACCAGAGCTGACACCGTTTGTTGTTAAGGTTGTTGAACCTTGACCCGATCCTGCTGCAAGTACTGATGCAGAAACAATCCCTGATGGAATGCCAGTTAAACCTGAGTATGTGATTTGAGACGATCCTGATACGATGTTTGATGAAGCTAAGTTCAACTTCGTATACACGATACCTGCTGATGCGTTGATGTCTGTGTTGGTGATAGTACCATCCAAGATCATCGTAGATGTTACCTTACCAGTACCGATTGCTGCAACACCAAGATTTGTGATCGTGATATCTCCAGAAACTCCAGTCCAAGACGAAGAGTTAAATTGAGATACGGTTGCGTATTTGTTCGAACCGTCGTTTATGTAAACCTTATCAGTTGTTGCTAAGGTTGTCTGTGATGTTGGTGGGAATATCGCTGTAGCTGTTACACCCGTCAAGTTAGATCCATCACCTTGGAAAGATCCACTGAACGATCCTGAGTGTGATAGACCAGAAGCTCCCGTTGTAGCTACGATGTTTCCCGTACCGTTGATTGCAGTTGTTGATAAGTTACTCGCTGAACCACCACCAATTACTACCTGCCCAGATGTTAAGTTGTCTACCTGTAAAGTGGCAAGGTTTGCACCACTACCCGATACTATGACTTTTTTCCAAGTTGCCATGTCCTAATTAAATTCTTTTAGTTGTATATAAATATGTTCGTTTTTGTTTAATCAAGTCCTACAAAAAGGTTATTTGCTGTGAATAGGATACCACCATTTGGAGCTATTCCCGTTGGATTAGCTGATTGTGTGGCCATCACAACAACACCACTTTGGCTGACTTTTAGTATTGATTGATTTTGTGTATTCTTTATGATAAATAAATCCGATGCACTACCTGATACGATAAGCGCTCCTGTGTCTGTTATCGTTAATGGAGTTTGGTTACCATACTTGATGATAAAGATATCCCCACTTGGTGAAACGCTTGCAGTTACACTTCCACTAACAATTCTACTAGCATCTGAATTAATCACAAAGGATGCTGTTGCAGCGTAACTTGCTGATGCAACACTTCCCGTAATTTGACTACCTCTTATTAATGCCATGTTATGCGAATTTTCCTATTGCTGCAATCTCATCAGTCGAAGCTAGAGTAAACCCTAATTCCGCGGAGTTGATTGTTAGTGTACAAGTTCCATTGTTGTTGTCTACAAAACTGGTAATTGCTGTTGGTTCTACAAACTGACCGTTTATGAAGAACGTAAAGCTCGACACACTAGTAGCTGGTAGAACTGATGGAGCTGCTAACCAGGTACCACTGAACACTGCTGTATTAGGAACGTTGACTGCTGTAGCCATCCTTGTTGCACTCACGTTTAGATATGCTAGTATTGTAGCATCGTTTAGTGAGGCTGGATTAATTACTGTCCGTACAGTTGGTGTCGTGAATGTTGCTGCTCCGGTAGTTAAGTCTTCCTTTTGTTGGAATACACTAGGATCTGCATCTGGTGTCATCTCCATTACCAGTTGTCTTGAATCAAACGCCTTTAGTGATTGTTTTTTGCTCAACTCCTTAGCTAATACATCTGGTACGATTTGACCTGATATCATTAGCTGAAAAGTTGTTCTCACAACTCGATCACCATCTTGTGGTAACTCAACCGTGTTTGTAAAATTATCGATCTTAGCTCTAAACTTAAATCTCTCCATGTCGCCCCAGTAAGATCCCTCTGAGTATATTAGAGCCTCTACAATAGTATTCATACTCTCAACGTAATCAGTCCAAACTATCACATCATAAGTGATATCGATATAGTCTGGAATTACTGTATTGATATACGTTTTAACCGGCTTCGAATTTGTCAGCTTACTGAATTGATCGTATTTGTTTCCTTGTGTATACTTTACCTCTTGTGTGTAGTAGAGTTGTGGAAAGTTTGCATCAACCTTGCTACCCAACATTCTGTTTTTAGCAATACCGGTGCGCTTGTATGCGATTAATGGCGATTGAATCTTTCCGTTGTTATCTCTGAAATATCCATCAGCTTGTATATTCTTCCACTTCTCAGGAGAACCATACATCACTGGTACTTTCACCTTAGTTCCAAACTCCTCTACTTCAGGTTTGATTACGTTATCGAAGTAGTATTTGATTGCAAAGTCAATGTCTCTAAGGCCAATAGAAAGCTCCTTCAGAGTATCATTATCTCTGCGAATGTCGTTATGACGCTCAAACTCCTGGTTTTCCTTACCTTGGCTGAGCTCATATTGACTTTTTGGTAGCTTCTTCTTGTTATACATTATCTAGCCTTTACGATTTGTAATCTTGCAATTCTTGTGTAGTGTCCAATACAAACTATACTCAAGCTTTCACCAAACTCTGTCCCAACACTCTTACCATAATCACCATCCTTACCTGCTACAAATTGATTTTCATTGATTTGATCTAATTCGTAATACCCACCACGAACTTCAATAATGTCACCCGCATTAGGTACTAAGTTTAATTCTCTCAACCTCGGTTTTAAGAATCTGAAGGTCATTGGCTGTGTTACATCGATACCAAATTGATCATCTTGAACATAAGCCTGATCACCCCTTTCTAAGAGGCAAGTCACTCTTACTGGATTGAAGTATGTCTTTTGTGCAGAAGCTTCTCCGTACAGATTCTCCACATCACCACCTTTTGTTTGTGGTAGGTTATATTTGTAATAGTCTACCTCTTGCTGAATGATGTTGTCTAGCAATTCGCTGTTCATCTTTTTGATGAAGCTGATATCTCTGCTGCTCCCGAATAATGCCATTACTTAATATAGATGTAGGTTGGTACTTTAGATAGTTGTGTCTGCATTGCAGTTGCTATTGCAGTTTCTTGCTCCATCTGACCTTGTCTAGTCATACTTTGCAACAACTCTTTCAAGTCTGTCACCAATGTTGTCTTATCTTCACGTCCTTGTGCTACAAGGTCCGTTCCATTCAATGTTGTTTCTGCTCCTGGGATTGGAATCGATGTGTACTTGCCTCTCACAAGTCCTAGCATCTCCTTTGCTGTTGCTAAGGTGTACTTGTAAATCCACTGAACGCCGATATCCTTAATTCTATTAAACTCTATTCTGTTGTATGGAACATTACTTATATCGCTTACTGATCCAGTTGGTTGAACTGATGCAGCATTACGCTCCTCTACAACAATGTATTCAAACCACATATTCAAAGCTGCTTGTGGAGTTGGGAATATGTTTAACTTGTTGTTTCTTAATTCAAAGGTATAGGAAGACTTACGGATTGTGTCATTCATTTCAATAGCTTGCATACGCAATAAATCCGCATACAAAGGCATTACCATGAAAGACACTGCTGGTGAGTATGTACCCCATCCAAAGCTATCTAACAACTGCTGCGTTCCTGATCCAGTTCCTACATACGGGTCAAAGTATCTTACAATAGCTGGTGTAAAGTCGTGGTATACACGCTTTACCTCAATTCTCTTACCACTCTCACTAACATCAGTCCATAGTGTATCTAAATCGTAGCTCTGCGTTCCTGGGTTTAGCTGTATATAACCCTTTTTCCAGTCTACGTTACCTCCGGTACCCACTTCATTACCATAGTTTTTGGCCATTTCAATAGTGCGTCCCATATTTGGAACAATCGGATGTCCACTAAGGTTTGTGCTAGTTGGTGATCCTAGTAAAGTGAGCATGTAGTCTTTTGCATTGTACATATTCACTTGCGTGCTAAATTCGGTTACAGCCTCCTCAAACGCTGTAAAGAAGTTGATATCTTGCAGTTCAACTTCCATGATTGGGTAGCCCAATCTACGTGCACACCAATTCGCTACCTTATCTGCTTCTACCTTGAATACTGAATCTCCGTCATAGTAACCAAACGCTGTTGGTCTTACTCCTGATGATGGTATGTTGTAGTAAGAAGCGGATAATGATGCAAACGAACTAGACCCTGGCCATATCGGTACATTCATGTTACTCCTTGTTTACATATAAATAGTTAGGGTTTGCAATTAAAAGAGAAAAGCTGGCTTATCACCAGCTTTCCTTTTAGATGTCTCGGTAGTCCGAGTATATTTTTAAGATGTCTTCGACTATCTCGTGTCGGTGGTTTGTTTTGAGCGAGATGATCTGAACACCTTTTATGTTCTCCTCTAATCGCACAAAGAATCCAATACCAGAATCTTTCTTCTGCTTCAAGTCAATCTGAGCTAAGTCTCCACAGAATACCATCTTACCACCCTTACCTAGACGACCTAGCATCATCTCTGTTTGGCCGTGTGTGATGTTCTGACACTCATCTACTAACACAAACGTGTTTGGAAAAGTACGTCCTCGCATGAAAGCAAAAGGAACAATCTCAATATGTCCTTCTTGTACCATCTTATCGATACCCTCCTTATTGTAGAGCATGTACAAGTTTGCATAGATTGGTGCTAACCATGGATCCATCTTCTCTTTTAGATCACCAGGCAAGAAACCAATATCCTCTTTTGCTACTGTAGGTCGTGTTATTACAATCTTTTCTATTTCACGCTTAAAGAACATATCCAATGCAGTCTGACAAGCTACTAGTGTTTTACCACTACCTGCCATACCCTTGAGTAGAGTTACTGGGTTGTTGAATATTATCGCTTTAGCTGATTTTTGCTCCTCGTTCAAATCGATTTTGAACTTCACCGGATTCTTGGGTTTTCTTTTTTCCAAGTTGCTAAGTTTCTTAGCGGGTTGTTGTTGATCCATTGGGGTTTGTATAACTGATGAATAACTTTGTCTCTAATAAATAGTTTCCTGGCAATAAAAAAGCCCCTCTTTTGGAGGGGCTCTTTGTTCTATTCTAGTTTAGATTAGATGTTGTTTAATCCACCTACGTAAACTTTACCGTAGAACTCTGGACGAGTCACCACTTTAGCGTAGCGAGTCATCACACCACGACGTGGAATGAAGTTCTTCGGATCGTATACTAGAGGAGTCAACATTAATGGAATGTACGGAGCGTACACAGCACCTGTTTCCAAGAACTGGTTACCTCTGAAGCCCATCAATACTGTGTTCTCTTGCATGTATGGGTTTTTGTACACTTGGTAGCGGCTAGTTAAAGCACCTACTTTTTGTACACCCATTGCAAATTTCATCTTAGTACCATCTGTGTCAGCAGCATATCCTGGGATTGACTCAAGGATAGTTGCAACTGCTGGAGAACATACTAGGAAGTTCGCACCACCACGAAGTGTTTTAGCGTGGATTTGGTTAGAAACTTTTTGCAACTTAGTTCCTAAAGTTGAGAACCAAGTACCTTGTACGTAAGCGTTACCTTGATAGTTTGTATCAGCTACAAACGTGTTAGTTGTTGAAGACCATACTGTGTTTGAAGCAGCAGACCAGTACTCAGTTGATGGAGCAGCAGAAATCAACATATCTAAGATTTCTAAGTCAATTTCCATAGAAACGTACTCAGACAACATAGCTGTTAATTCAGCTTCAGCATCTACAGAGTGGTAAGCGTTCAAATCTTGAGCGAACTCAGGAGTCCAGCTTGCTTTCAACTTACGAGTCTTAGCAGTTACTGGAATTGAACGCATTTGCAATTCAATCTCAGGGATGTTAAGATCAGTGTCAAGACCACGGCTGTTTGCATCAACACCAGTTGATTCAAAGTCAGAACGGTAATCGTTAGTTGGTTGGATTGAATATGAAGCAGAGTTCAAAGATCCAATTGAAGATGATACGATGAAGATCAAATCGTCACCACTTACTTTAGTGTAAGCTGGGAAGTAATCAACACCTGCAGTCAATGCTGCAGAAGCAGAGTAAGGAACGAATGAACGAGCTGCGTTTTTGTCAGCTTTAGTTGCTGTAGAGGAGAAGAAGCTACTTAAAACTACTTTCTTAGCTACGAAGCTAACTGTTTCACCGTTAACGTCAACGATACTTGAAGTCGCTGCGTTAGCTACGTGAGAACCTAAAGCTACTGCAGTAGTGTTTTGAGAGTATCCAAAACGACCAGATCCGTAAAGACCGTCTGTTGGATCTCCTGCTGCGTTAGTAATACCTTGAAGAGTACCAGTTTGGTTTTGTCCAGTTGGAGCGTATCCAAATGGTTTTTTGCTAGTACCATATTTGAAGTCAAGGTAGAATACAAGACCAGAAGGCAAGTTCATTGGTTGTACGCTAACGAATTCTTTAGCTGAAATCTCAGCAAAGATACGACGTACCAATGGAAGTGCTACTCCGTGGTATTGCTCAAATCCTGATCCACCAGCTGTAGAAGCCATAGATACAGAACCCTCTTTAATCAACTGTTTTGCTTGGTTTTCCAATAGAACAGCAACGGTTGATTTTTCGTTGTTGTTCAAACCTTCCATAAGGCCTGTTTTAGACCATTTAGAAATCAACGGCTTAACCTCATCGGCGCGGTTGACATTTCCTAGGTTTTCGAATAAATTCATTTTTTTAGTTTTTTAGTTATTTGTTGTAGTTAACCAATGATTTGAAACGGTTTGCAATATCATTGCTTTCACTGATGATTTGTGTTTTCTTCTGTGGTGCAGAAGCAAAACCTTCAGTCATCTTAGTTTTCTTAGGAGCTGTTTTTGTAGTTTTAGCTACTGATTCAGACAATGTTGCATAAATCAATTTAGCTTCGCGTACATTTTTAGCACGGTCGAATGTTTCAATGATCTTAACTTTTTGAGCTTCAGTCAACTCTGATTTTTTGAATAGCTTGTTAACGAATAACAATTTAGCATTCAACAAGTTAACTTCGTTCAATTTTCCACGTAAGAATTTGATTACTGTATAAGCTTCGTTAAGTTCAGCTTTCACTTCCTCAACTTTTTCCTCTTCTTCAGCAGGAGCTTCTTCTTCCTCTTCTTCGCGTAGAGCTTTGATGATTTCTTCAAGATCGATGTCTTCGCCTTCTTCAGACTCTTCACCTTCCTCAACGTCATCTGGTTCACCTGCGTAGTCACCTTTACCATGCTCTAACTCATCGTCAGTAACATCTTCGGTTTTTGGTTCCTCTTCAGATTCTTCATCTTCACCTTCCAACTCACGTAGAATTTCTTCTAGGTCTTCGTCAGAGATTTCTGATTCTTCATCCTCAGCAGGCATTTCTTCTTCTGCAGGAGCTTCCTCCTCTGCAGGAGCTTCTTCTTCAGCTGGTGCTTCTTCTTCAGCAGGCATTTCTTCTTCGTCGCCTTCTTCGGATACAAGTCCAGCCATTTTTTGCATTCTTGCAACTTCTGTAGTTTCTTCTTCAGCAGGTGTTTCTACTTCCTCTTCATCTTCCATCTCTTCTTTGATTTTGTGAGATAGCATCGATTGAAGTTTCGGTGCGAACGCCTCTTCTAAAGCAACTTTAGCATTTGCAAGAGCGGTTTCGCGTACAGCTTTAGCGTCTGCGATAGCGTCTTTTAAGAGCTTGTTCATTTCTAATTAATGTGATTTTGACTAAAACGTCCTATAGCTATTGAGAGCTACAATAAGATTCAAATAAGTAGGACGCTATAATAAGGATAGCGTATTTGAATATAAGTAGTCACGGAAAAAGCAAAACCCACCAAATAGGTGGGTTCTACAAGAATTTTTTTTATATATTATGCGCTTTTTAGACCAACCTTGCCTAAGAATGTTGCTACCTCTGTAGATTTGATGGATGCCATAGCTGCTTCGAATGCTGCGATTGAGAATCCACCACCATGAGCTGCTCCAGTAGCTGCTGCCTTAAATGCTCCAACTGCTCCAATTCCTGAGTAGATTGCTAGTCCTGCAATGATTGTGTAATATATTGCTTCTGCTGCTTTATCTTGAGCACTGTCTCCTACAATACCAGCTTTCTTGAAGATCCCTGATAGTTTGAGGATGAATTTCAAACCTTTGATGTAGGCGTGGTGCCATTTGTGAGTAAACTCAATGATGTTGTGAGCAAACTCTTCTTCGGTACCTTTTGCTTGTCCTGGTTTAACTAGTTTTTTCCAAACAGCTACCAATTTACCAATAGCTTTAACAAACAATTCAACTACCTTAGGCAAAGCTAGAATGAATCCGATGATCGCTACTGCTCCAAGAGATTCGTTAAGCTGCTCTTCTGTAGTTTCTACTTCTTGTTCAATTTCACCTTGGTGACTCTTGAACTCATTACCTAATGTTGCAAATGAGTTTTTCATTGCTGCATCCATCTGCGCAATCATTTGCTTATCTTCTTCCTCTCTGAGGATCTGTTCTACAATTGTTTTTAATTTTGCCATTGTTATTTTTTCTTGAAAAAGTTTTTAGCACTCTCTGATATATCGTCAAAATTAACCAATACATCTGTGTCATCTGGTTTAACTGTAACTACCACACCGTCTTTGCTAATACTCTTTACAACTCCACTATCGCTTTTGAATAGGTTGTTGTTATATCGTTTTACACTAGAGATGTCAAATTTGATAGGTACTCCGGCCGGGGCTTCTGCTTCAGGCTTTTTTTCATCCGCCTTTTCATCACCCTTATCGCCACCTTCTGCATTAGCTGCAAATGGATCCTCTTCCTCAGCTTTATCTGCTTCGATGATATAGGATTTTGCAACCCTACGCACTAGCTCCTCGAGTTGTTTCTTATTTAATTTCATAGTAGCGTGATAGGGTGTGTCCCATTTCTTCGTATAAAGATTCTAAACGTTGTTGAAGTTTTGCAACTTCATTCACAGTCTTCATGAACTGCTCGTTGTTTGATTTTAGAGACTTCATATTACGCTTTACGGTGATCTCATCAAACCACTCATCAGTCTCTTGCAATGCAATCTTTTCTGCATTCTCAACAATCTTGCTGATTGCTTTGGCTGCTTCGCGCAAGTCTTCTGTGCGGTAGATACGACTACCATACTCATTGAATTTAGAAACCTCTTCTAAAAACTGAGCCTTTTCGGTCAATTCGACTTTCTTGTCGATACTTTCTTTTATCTTTGTGAGTTTCATACTATTACATTATTGAGATTATGTCACTAATCAATGAGTTTACTTTGTTGTATTTGTCGTTGTTTGCTAGATTGTGTGTTACACTTTCGTTTAGGTTATCCATGAAAGCACCTTGTGTAGATGGATTGGATACTAGATCCCAACAAACGATTTCGAAGTCGTCTTGTACCTCTACCTTTCCTTCTCCAAGATTCTTAACTGAACCCATACCACGAGAAGAAATACCTAGACGGATTCCTGCTTTCAATAACTCCTTAGCAATATTACCTGATGGCGTCGAAAGGATCTCAATTCTACCCATAAGGTCATTACCTTCCCACCACAAATCAACAATGTTGTGTGATACGTTTGATAAGTTGACTACAGAAGATTCTGGGTGGTCTAATTCACCTAAAGCTCTACGCTCTGCAATGAATACTTTTTTATATTTCTCACACTCACGTTTTAAGATTGGTAGCGGGTAGCTTCGGCCGTTTTGATTGTAGTTACGATCATTTCCAGTACTACCTCTTTGCATAATACCACTAACAATCAATTTACCACTATTCTGGCTGATCGATTCGTTGATCTGTTCTGGTGTGAACTGTAAAGATCCTATGAAGTCAACTATTACTTGTTTGCTCATGGCTTAAATTCTTTGACTATGTTTTGTATTAATTGTTGTTCTTGATTCATGTTTCCAAGTCTAATCTCTTCGTCATAGGCTTGATACAATAACTCACCATTGCGATAGTCAATAGCGTATGGTTCACCTTCGATCATGATATCAAACTCATACCAATCGGCTCCTAGTTGATTATGATCAACATCTTCTGGTTTAACTCGAATCCCAGCTTTGTTGAATAAGTCGACTAGCTTAGTTTTAATAGATGAAGCTGCTAACTCTTTTAAGTCTGCTAGATTGCTAGCTTTTTCATTGATCTCGGCAAGTCTTGCACTGATCTTTAGAATCGCTTCGTTTGTACGTTTCCAATAACGGCTATTATCTAACGCTGACTCTGTCTTTAATTTCATACTATGATCCAAAGCTCTAGAAATTTCTCTCAGCATCTTACTTACCTCAAGAATTTTTCTATTCACCTTCTGCACTTCATTTGCAGTTGGATCTTCTTTGAATGACTTATAGCTAGCTTCGTGTATTGGTACGAAGTTCTTGTTTGTTTTCTTAGCTTTAATAGAGTATCCGTATTGTGGATCCTCTACATCAACTGTTTGAGTTCCATCATCGTTTGGATCTCCCGTAAAGGCTGCTGGAGTATCATAAGCACCAGCTCCTGCTGCAGTACTTCCTTCCTTGCGCAACTTTTTAATGTATGCGCGGATGTCGTTGATCTCCTCAGTAGTTAGCTTTTTATTTGACATTCTTTAACTCTTTTAATAGCTCATGGTACAATAGAAGCGATAATACATGCTCCTCTTTGATTGAACGAGCTTTTTCAAACTTGTTTGCTAGATTGCAAACCTCAGTAAGCTTGATTGTTGTGATAGTATCTTGTACCTTTGGCAACATCTTCTTGATAGTGTTGCTGATAGCCTTTCCTTCTGTTACAACGAATTGTTTCAATCCTGCTGTGTTAGATACGTTATTAATGTACTCTTTTAGGATGGCCTTTTGCTTAGCTGATAAGCCTGCATACTTCTCATTGAATTTGTCGATCATTAACTTGTAGGCTAGTAGACGAACTTCTTCATCTTGCTTCAAGTAATCGTCAACTGCAACTTCTGCTGCTTCGCTTAATCTTGCTTGATTTTTCTTTGTGATGTGTTCAAGAATGGTGTATCTACTCTTCACGACATCAGTCACCTTAGCTACACTTACACCTTCAAACACTCGATAGATCGAAGCATAGAGTTTGTAATCGTTCAAGTTTGTCTTGAAAAATTCTTGCAAATCGTAATGCTTCTTAACCTCACGGATCAAATTATACTTCTGATCACGAAGTTTATCAGCATTCATCTTATTTCTAAGCTTTACTACGGTGTTGAGTAAATAGTTAGCCTTAGCTGTATTCGTATACTTCTCGTTAAGTAAGGTTTGGTATAAGACCAATTCCTTAGCTAAGATTGAATTTGACTTAAAAAACTCCTTAATTATCGCTAAAGCAGGCGATTTCTCGACACCCTTAATAGTATCAGCCGCAACCTGACGCGTCAACAATTCAAACAGAATTGCCGTGTTCTTGATCTTGGAGTGTGTTGATTTTTTCATCTAATAATAAATATGTCGGTTTATGTTATTCCTCTTGTAAGATGTTATCTTCATCCAATAAACTAGATCTGTCAACTAACTCATCGGACTTAAACGTTTCTTTGATAGCGTTTTTCTTTTTATCCAACTGTCCTATCAAACTCTCGTATAAAGCCATCTTCTTCGTACTCTCATGAACCTTGCGGTTGGCTTTGTTTCCTAACGGATCCCAACCAAGTGGATGTTCGTGTGTACCATAAGTACCAGGTTCTTCTGGTCTTCCGGCACCTGGCCATCCTCCTTTTGGTGGTAACTCACTACTCTTCTCGTTATACCCTTTCGGAACACCACCATCACCTTTATATAGAGCTGCAATATCGTGAGCCGTACCAAACGACTGACCTGTCTTAACTGGATCGTTTCCTTCAGTCTTAATTTGCTCCATTCTAAACTGCTCTTTTGTATCTTGAATGATTCTATCTTGTTCAGCCAAGTAGTCAGATTCAGCCATATTAAATAGGTTTTCATAAACCCAATAGCGACTAAACAACTTCTTGTCAATCATGTCACCAGCCAATGTCACTTTACTAGTCCACAACTCTACCTTCTCCTTTTCGTATACTGAAGATGGTGCTGTGAGTGTTAGTGTGAAGTCAACTAAGTCTCCGTCTTCAAATCCTTGTGAGTAAAGGTGTACTACAGCGATCTTATATAATTCAGAAACCATGATTCGTTGGATACGCTCAACTGTTCTTGCAAAACGGAAATCTTGAGATGCCAAAGTTGCTTTACCAGTTGTATCCTCTTCATATCCAAGATACGCCTTTGGAATCTTTAATGACCCAAGTAAACGATTTTTTAAGTACTCAATATCTTGAATACTATCAAACTGGATTCCTGATAGCGTATCGATTGATGTTCCACTCTCTGATCCACGAACTGGTAAGTAGAAGTCCTCAAGCAAGTTCTGCATGTTGTACTTCAAGTTGTATTGACCAGTCTCAGGATCTACATATGGTACCTTCTTCATTCGGTTTACCATATTCTCCATGAATGAATCTACCTCATTTGGTGGAATGTTACCGATATCGATCTTGAATACACGCTTATCTGGTGCGCGCATGATACGATGGATTAACATCGCATCTTCCATCAAACTAATCTGTTTCCAAACTTTACGAGCTGGTTCAATGATTGAACGGCCATAAGGAAGGAAGTTTGTATCGGTCAATAGGCGGAAGTGAGCCATTTCGTAATTCTCAAATTCCTCTCTATCTTCAATTCTCGCAATGTGAGATGCTGAGGATAAAGCCGAGTCATCTCTTACAAAACGAACGCGTTGTGGATTTTCTGGATCAAAGCTTTCTTCACGGATCATCTCATAAGCTGAAATCGGTTCAACACCAATTACACCATACTGCTCTGCAATGTTTAGTTTCAAGAAGAAGTCACCATACTTGACGGTGTTTCTAATCCATGGCCATAAATTGAACTCAATGTTCAATACGTCATAGAATAGGTTGTGCAATACCTTCTGTATTTTTCCGTTGGTAGAAGAGATTGCTAAGATATCTCCAAACTCGTTCTTTGCAGTACACTCATCTGCATAAATGTCTAGTGCTGAACAGATAATACTATCTGTGTCCATTGCTTCGTAATCACGAAATAATTCTAAACGAGTGTATAATTGTAGTTGACCATCCTTGTATCCAAAACCAGGATTAGTAGCATACAATCGTGAAAAGCGGTCTACTCTGCGGTTTGTCGCAATATTTCCGTCTGATTGAATGCGAGCTGTGTCAATTACCTTCAGTTGATTGCCACCCACGTTACGAATGATCACATCCGTACTAAAGAGTTTTCGCAAACTACTAAAAAGTGTTCTATTTTCAGCCATTAGTGTTTATTTTTAATAAATAGTCTCGAGATTAAAGAAGCCAGCCCATATCCTCGCTGTTACCTTTGTGGTCAGTCATCTTCCATTGATTTGTCTGTGTACTTGGTTTGTATATAGACACCGTTGATTTCAGATGTTGTAGAGCAGCTCTGTTAATCTCTATCCCTGCTTGTCTGAGTTTTAGTGCCGTGTCTCGAACCCATAATCCTTGTCCAAAACACATTACCAAGTCATCATTGTAGCCTTGTGCAGCTTCTGCTCTTCCAGCTTTCCAGATAAATACAAATAACTCATCAAGCAATCGCTTACTCCTAATTATACAGCTTTTTTCGCGGATATACAACTCCATCTTAGAAATAACTAGAGGTCTTGTCTTGTGCGACATTGTAAACCCTGCAACCATATCTGTCTTGGAGGCTAGATCATATCCCTTGGTCAAGAACTTGTCTGAGTCAAGTGCGTCTTGCTTATAGGTGTAGTACAGATTCTGGTAGTTACGATCAATTACTTGTTGGATAGCTGCCCAACCAATGTTTGCATTCTCTATCACAAGTAGTGCATTATTCCACTCTGTTGCAGCTGCAACTAGAAGATTGCCAAACTCTTTTGTTCCAACCTGACCTTTATACTCAGCTACCTGACGACATGATTCTACGTCAATAACGTGGAATGCAGAGTAGTCACTTCCATCACCACGAGCAACGTCAGCTGTTAGAACATAATTCTTTGTGTAGTCTGGAAACTCCCATACCCAATAGTTGCCATCAAAGCCTCTCTTTTCGATTGGCTCTTGTACATACGTTTGCATGTAGTATGATATGAGTTCTGGTGATACGACTGTATTACCTGATGTACTAAAGTCACAATCACACTCCTGTGCTGCCAACCTCAATCCTAACTCAGCATCTTGTCGATCTCTCCATGTTTGATCCCTCTCCGGATGCACTTGCCATGGAAGTCGTAATGTCTTAAATTTGTTCTCTCCCGCTTCTGCTTTAGTCCACATCTTGTGGAAGAAGTTACCAGTACCGTTTGGTGTTGATAGTAGGATACCTTGACCACCCGTACTCAATGTTTGTTGTAGTGATGCCCACAACTCTTCTGCTCCATCAACGAATGCAGCCTCATCAATAATAACTAACGATAACGCCTCTGAACGTCCTGATGTTCCTGTGCTTGATACCGCTTTGATTTGTGATCCGTTTGATAGTCTGATTGAAAGTTTGTTACTCTCAACAGCTTTTAGCTTCAACCAGCTTGGAAGATTGTCAAACATTACCTTCACCTTTGTTACGAGATTTTTAGACGTGTTCTGATCAATCGCAACTACTAAGCAGTTCTTATCGTTCTGGAATAGGATCATCCATAATGCATATCCTGCAATAAGTGTTGAGATACCTAGCTGACGAGATTTTAGAATGATACAACGGTCATTCTCTTGAAACTCTTGTAATGAATCTTCTTGGTATGGATATAGGTGGAATGGAATCTTCCCCTTAGTAGGGTGCTGAATCATGCAATACTTCTTCATGAAGTATGATGCTGATCGTGCACACTTAATGTACTCCTCACGGATGATGTCTTTTAGACTCTTCTCCTCTGTACTCATAACCTGGATTTTTAGTGAGCTAAGAATAATGTCAGTGTGGTAACAAAAAAGATACCCGCTGTTGTTCCTAGCACTTTGATTATTCTACCTTGTTTACGATTATCCTTTTGCAAGTCGCTAACCATCTGAGTTTGGATTGTATCCTTTTGCTCATATGCTTTGATTTGATTGTTCATTGTGATCATCTGACTATCATAAGTCTTGATCAATGAATCTTGCTTTGTGATCTTGTCGTTAGTAAATCTTAGTAGTTGTTGAGTTGCCTGTAATTCCGCCTTAGTAGAATCGTAGCGTACTAGGTCGATTGCAACCAATCTAGCAACTCTATAAGGTAACACCACTACTACAGTGTCTGTTTTTATTGTGTTATTTGTAACGCTCTGCGAAAAAGCTGTCAAGCTCAGAAGGAGTGTAATTGCTAACAGTTTTAATTTTAGTGTCATATTCTTCTCTTATTTTAACGATTCTTACTTTTTGATTGTAAATCACCTTATCCAGAGCAGATATCTCACTTTTCAAATTAGTTATTACACTATCCTTAGCATGCTGCTCTTTTTTCAAGTCTGTGATTACGTGTGCCAAACTATCCAACTCATGTTGTGGTTTGATATATTTCACCCCATTACGGTTTGGTGCAAATGCAATGGAGTAGATCAAAAGACCTACAACAATTGCAAACAATACTAAGTTCGTTCTTGTAACTTCCAGTTTCATTATCGTTTCTTTGACTCAGTCTTAGCTGAATAGTTTTTGTCTACGTAGTTGAAGAAATTCTTTTTTCTCTCAGGATCCTCTAGATCAGCTGGTGATTTGATGTCAAACTTCTCCATTGCCTTTTTGAAGAACTCCTGGTATGCAGTGTCCTCTTTCAAACGCTTAACGATTGCTTGTGTCTTTGTATTCATTATTGTACGATGTTTGTTTTTACAGCTCGTAAAATGTTTAGTTTACCTTCGTTTGATGTTACAAACATATCAACCAATTGACCAACCATATCGATCAAGTCGTCATGCTCAACCGGTTCAGTACTCGTTTTTAGCTTTTGAACAAATTGATCCAAACCTGCTTGGAAATCCTCATTCAAACCTGCCTCTTCTTCAGGTGCTTGTTCTGGCTCTTGTTTCTTAGGCTCTTCCTTTGGAGCTTCTTCTGGAGTCTCTTCACCACCCTCTGCGTTTGGACTGTCGGTTTCTTCCTCAGCCTCCATCATACGACGGATCTCTTTCTGAATGTACTTGCGAAGTACTGACTCTGCTAACTTTTGATTAGTTTTTTTCATTACTCTGTTTTGTATAAATATGTCGCTTTTTAGATAGCAAGCGAAACAATATGGATAAGCCAAAGAATAGTCCCGCTAAGCAGTACAAAACGAAGTTCGCTCTCCATAAATTTCCAGTGGCTAGTATCAACCAATACTGAATCACGTCGAATCCGAACGGATTGAAGAATAGAGCGATCATCATGCTCCACGTCGCTAGACTCTGCATCGATATGTTTTTTCTTCCTATTACTCTCACCTTCCATGTGCGTTTATTTTCGTGAATGTTGAGGTTGATTATCTCAACCCATGAGCTTTTTCGTAGGCTTCTACTTCTTGTTCTAGTTCATTGAAATCCTCTATATCACAACCTCTAACATACTCGACAGCTCTTCTAAAGTTAGAAAAATTTAGTTGCTTCATCAAGTTCGGATCTTTGAATATCTTTCTTAATAAGTCACGCACTCCAACTGACACGATAGAAAGTTCCGTTAGGTGGCTTTTATCTACTTTAATTCCTAAAGCGATCACCTTTTGTTCCAACTCTTCTTGCTCCTCTTGATCAGCTGATTTCATATAATCAATTACATCTCTGAACTTTCTGAAGTGAAGCTTTGGTAAAATCTCTGGATGGTCGAAGATTGCTCGTAGCAACTCTTTTACACCATAGGAGCTTAGCTTCAACTCATTGATTGCATTTACTGCCTCAGTGGTGTTGATGTGTATAGCTGCGATTTGAGCTTTTGCCTTTTCCTTTGTCATTGGATGTTTTGAAAAAGCTTGATTGGTACCTTTTTTGAATACCTTAAATCCGTCTCCTGATTTTCTAATTTCGTATGGCATTACTTTCCTTTTAATATTTGACTCACTGGTTTTGATGACCACATCCTACAACTCCAATAATTAGCCTTATCTCTAGGTCCTGGATTATTGCAGTTATGTCTTGATCTATATGCTTTTCTGCGTTCTGGATCGTCTCTCTTGATTGACATATTTGGATCACCAAAATTCACCTTAACAACGTTTCCAGCCTTATTCTTCACATACACCTTGAACTTCTTGACATCACCTTTCATCGGCTTTCCTAATGGTACTTCACGTCCTTTATATTCAGCCTCGCTTAACGGATGCTTACCTGCTTTGATATCTTCCAACAAAGCGATAGCACACTCATTACATATAGTGATCTCGTTTTTCATTACTTCTCTAGGTGTGCGTTTAGTACACCACCAATAGATGCTGCGTGCATACTTAGGTGGTTGATAGATTCCATGTCTAGTTTTGTTTTACGCTTAGTAAAGTCTAAGCCCAAAGCACCAATGAACTTATCGTCGATAGTTTTAATCGCAAACAAGTATCCTGATTTGCAATGAGCTTCTTCTGCAACATATTTGAGACCGTGTGTAGCAATGGTTTCATCTTTGAAATCTGGAATCTCAATCACATCATTCTCTAATAAGAAGTTTGTAGACTTACTAAACAAACTTACTGGAATGTTTTGGAAGTTGTTCTGAATTGATGCAGTTCCTAAACTCACAACCTCATATACCATACTAAACTTGGCAATTGATTTTCCGGTTGGGTAGAAGTGTCCACCATTGTGAAACTGAGTTATCCAAACACGGTCTGCATTGAATTCGTCACGAATATGCTCAATCTTGATGTGAACTTTCTCACTCGTCTCCAAAGCTTCAGCTACCATATCAGGCTTTGCCTTTCTCTTATCCAAATAGTGGCGTACTCCGATTACTGCCACTGGTCCTAGCACTCCCGTCAAAAAAGCTGCTACTACTGTTGAATCCATTATTTACTTTCTATTTGTTTTATGTTATCGTTTAGTTTTTCCAAAACCTCTTGCTTGATATTTTCTAGATGGGATTGATCCACATCTTTCCATCTCTCAACTAAACCATCTTCGGTGACGTTTGTATTTGCCACACTATCCTTCATATAATCATCGATGTACTCCTCAAACGCGCTAACGAAGGCTTTTGCGTTTTTCGCCATAACATCTTTTTCGTACTCTGCATACGTACCGTTTAGCATATGCTTATGCTCCATATCAATAACACACTCGAAGCAGGTCTTGTGTGTTGCCCATGACTGCTCGTTAAAATGGTGATTCATTGATCGTCCGCATTGTGGACATGATAATGGCATCAAGAACTCTTTACGAGCTTGATCCATCTTAGTAACGGTTCTTTTTATACCATTCTTAATGGTCCATAACTTGCCACGTTCTTCCCAAACATCACCTTCCTGACGCTTTACGTGGTTACTTCCAATTGTAACAAATGTTTCTCTCATCGTGCTTGTAACTTGTATTTTTCAATAATCAATTGTACGTTTTTATCAAAACGACGCATTGCTCTACGCAATTCTAGTTTTACACCCTCAGCAAGTTTAGCACTCTCGTTGGTGTCTGATACACCTCGGAAGAATTCTTTACCACCAGTAGATGAAATACTGATTGTGAAGCTAAATTCTGGAGCTCCTTCTTCGCCCACATTGCTGAACATTGAGTCGTAATGTAGTGTAAGGTTTGTGTTGGCAGAAGTAGCAATAGCCTCTTTCTTCTCGTTCAACAGTTGGTTTTCTATAAGTTTTTTCAGTTTCATCTGATTAGAATTTTAAGTATCCTAGGATCTGGTTGATTGGTGCAAATGCTCCAGTTAATTTGTATAAACGGCCATTGTACTTAAATACAATACCCTCTAGTGGAACAATTGCTTTGAACCCACCAATATCTTTCAAACGCGTCAACTCTCTTTTTAAGAAAGCTAAAGCTGCACCATCGTCCTTCATTTCTGGTGATGCTGCTGAGGTTTTTATTCTTGAGATTGCGTCGTCTAAGTCTGCTTTGATTTGACGAACACTATCGTTTGGATTAAGAGCTACCAGCTGTGATATGTTTTTCAACACATACACACCCAACTTTAAGAACATGACTTCGATTGGTCTTACACAGATCTTCTTTTGATTGATTGATTCTTTACCATCAAAGCTTACTACCCAGTTCTTAAAATCCTCATTTTGGATACCATCACGAATAACCTTGATGTTTACGTCTTTGTTTGAGAAAGCCCAACGATTAATCAATTGTTGCATGACATCTGCTGGAATCTCATATTTGTATTGTTTTGCTGTGTTGGTCAAATATTGTTTCCACCATGCTTGCATATAGATGCTAATCTTGTCAGCACGATTCAAGTTGAACTTAGTACGTAATGCTGTTAGCATACCTACTAGCTCTTCTTTTTGCTTTTTGTAATCAACCGACTTGTTGATCGTTACTGGATCCGTTACACGGATTTCGTATGTTTTCTGGTTCTGAGCTTCTACTTGACGAATAGCTCCTTCCAATTGATGAACCTTATCAGTATCTGTGTTAACCACGTTTCCAGCTGGATCATACTCAGTAATGTTGTGTAATCTCAGCTGAGTAGCTCCGTAAGGAATTACGTTTGCTGTATCTGGATAGAGAATCTCAAAGTTCACAAACTTAGTTCCATTACCAAAGAAGTCTTGCTTTTGCTCTGGTGTGAGTTTATTAATAGCTGCTTCAAGGTCAACCATCGCTTCTGAGAATGCTACTTGGATAGCTCCTCTATTTGCAAACGTGTCTTTAACTTGCTTTACTGTGAGAGATGTCTCACCAGCGTTTTTAAGATGTCCTTTATTTCTTGCAGCTCTAACCTGACCATCCTTATATGTTACCATCAGGTTTTGGCCATCTAGCTTTTCTTGTGCAAACTCGACTTTACCACTCAATGCGGCATCGATCATTTTTTCAACATCATCGAAGGTTAAATCGTAATCTTCGTATGGATGTGTCATGTGGCCTGCTGCGCCACCCTCTTTTAGTATTGTCTTCTCCATTAGTGGAACTGTTGTTGCTGCCTTATTAAGGAAGTTATTAGGAATTGTATACTTCTCCAAACGAAGTAATCTAATTAGTATGAAATAGATTGTACCACCTGGTAGCACACTTGCTGCGATGATGCCCATTGTCTTGAGTACATCTTTCATTTGATTACCTATCTCTTTCTTCTCTTCATCTGTTAATTTCTTCTTTCCTTGAGCAGCTTGTGCTAGCAGAACAAAAGCTTCCTTTGTTTCCTTACTCTCAGAACTAATTGCTCTCAAGAAAGCCTTAAATCGTGAGTGGAGTTTTTTAACTACGTCACCAACATTAATACCTTCTACAATCTCTTGCATGTTCTTTGTTAGTATGTCAAAAACCTTTCTAGTTGTTGACTCTGATTGACCTGGATAATTTGTTTTGAAGTTGTCGTAATTCTTAGCTGCTAGATCGGCACGAAGTGTTGATGCGCTAATACCCTTTCCGTTTAGATTATCCTTACGATTCTTGTATAAGATTGGTTGTGTGTCTAATGGAAGTTCAACCACATTAACGCCTGGTCTGTTGTACTTAGCTCCTACCGCATGACCATCTACAAACTTCTTCACACGAATATAATCATCACCTTTTGAGCTAGCTGCTAGAGCATATGTTCCAGGCTTTGCTTTTTCAATATACTTGTAAGATGCTAGTAACGGATTATCTTCTGCCACTGATTCTACTACTATGCCAGTAGTTCCTATCAACAACTCTTTCCATACAGCTATACTCTGATCACGAGTGATTCCATCTCGCTCTTTCGGTCCGATTAATATACGTACCTCTGACACGTTTGGTTGACTAGCATATCGCTTTGCCAATTCCAAATGGCCACCGTGTGGTGGTTTGAATCCGCCAGGAAGTAGAACAACGATTCCTTGCTCTGCTTCACTCAAAACGCTTTCCACCAAAAATTTTGTTAGTTCATTCATTTACAAAGTGTCTTGCGTATAAATATGTTTAGTTTTAAGTTGACGCTTCAAATCAACCACCTCATCTTGCAATTTCTCTATTCGCTGTAGCATTGTCACTAGAACCCTACCTATTGTCTGATCTTTTAAGCTGTCTACACCTTTTATATAGAGGTCTTCAACAACAGCCTTCTCGTTAACAAAGAGACCATAATCACTATACGACTTTTCATCCAAAGATTGACCGATATACACCTTAGACATATTACGATACGGAATAATCTCCCGCTGCTCTATGTCTTTGGTAGCTGGATTGTACGATAAGTAGTTGATGATGAAATACATATGATCATTCTTCATCGACTCATCTGTTGCAGGCAATCCGATTCGTAGGTTGTACGGATTGTCTTCATGTCGATCCGCAATCTCTGGAATACTCTCACCTCGCCAACCTTGATACAAATTCTTGATCAGAATCTTACCTAATACGTGATTCTCAGTCATTACTTGAATGGCTGGGAACACTTTCGTTGTGTTTCTTATGGTATTATTCGATATCATTATGAGCTTGGGTTTTCATCTATCGGAATACGTTGATCATCGGGTACTGCTGGATTATATTGACCTGTTGCAAAGTTTGCCGGTTTAATAAAGCGTGGATCGGTTGTTACTCCAATCTTACAATAACTTATATCATCAACGATGCACCCAAAATAACTTCCATCTGCTAAAGATCCACTAGGTTCGAAACATAATTGAGCTGGGTATCCATATTGTACAAGGTTGATATTGAATCTTTCGTAAAGGTATCCAGTCTGAGTGTCATAAAAGCTCAATGCAGGACCTCCATTATACGCGTTACCGATAGTCACTATGTTGTTTGCAGGTGGATACCAACCGGCTTGTCCTGGTGTTCTTGATGATGGTAGTGGTGCTCCTGACTGCACATTGTGTATAAACACATTCATGTAGGATCCATTATCCGGATAGTGGTTAGAACCCACGTGTCTTTTGAGTGTAAACTGAACATTATATATACCACCATTTTCGTTAAAGATGTCTGAAGCCCAGTATCCCGTCATCGCATAGTGGAAAAAATCTGTAGCATTCAAAGCACTGAAACCAGCATGGCTTCCTGATACGGGGGTTGGGTAAAACAATCGTCTCTGCTTCAAAGCTCTTCGATAGTATTCTAGATTTGGATTCGTTGTAGCTGTTGCGTAAAGAGATGCTGTCACTAGTGATGCACTAACATGCGCTCTTGATATTGCTGCTCCTCCACCTCTATCAAAATATTGACCATCAATTGTCGAGAGTGCACTTGCACTTCCAGTATTTGGCCAAGTTACATCATAACCAACTCTCCAATAGTAGTCAGTTCCTGCTCCTGGTGTATTACCAGCTGGTCGACCTGATGTACCATGTATGTATGATGCTGTGAGATTATATGTTCCAACTGGAAATGCACTAGAACTCACACTAGTAACCCTTGTTGCATATCGTAATTCGCTAGTAGTGCCAGTTAAGTATATAAACTTATTGTCCCACACATACCAGCTACTGGTTATGTTGTAGTTGGCTACGCCTAGGGTTGAATAGATGGAGGAATATTGTCTCCAAAAGCTTCCTGTATTATCTAAGCTGACTGTCCACACAGAAGAGGTGAAAGCTCCACCCACTCTCGTTACGCTAAATGCGTCATCAAAAAAAGTCCAGCTTGATGAGACTGTGGATGTTGTCCATCTTGGTGTATTAATATTCCACAGAAAGTCTGCTGCCATGGAGCTCCAAGGAATAGCTGTATGGTTAACATTACTTGCAGAATCCCTTGTCGTCGCATATAGTGGCGCAGTTGTTGGGTCAACGGGCCAGTTTAAGAAAGATGATGATATTAGGTATGTGCCAGTATAGTTTGTGTTGTTCCAACTAGCCGTCAACGCATTTCCTACCCATAAGGACGCATACGTTCCACTAGCTGATACAAAGCTACCAGTACGCATTCTCTTGTAATGAAGTCCAAATACTTTTGTGTCAAATCCCATATATTAGTATGTTGGTGGTTTTTGTCTATCATTCCCATACGTCGTACTATAATACAAGTAGTTTTTCTGGTCTTGACATGAGTTTGTTGGTATCGTTTGTTTAAGATTCAATTGCAAGTCATCGATGTAGGTCACATACTCGGACTGTTTACCAGTGTAGTCAAAGTATTCAATCTTAAAGTCGATCGATTGTGATAACGCGGTTGCGTTCACCAACTCCTGTGGTAGTGGTACTGCGTATTGAACTATGTTTGGCGTAAAGCCATTTAGTAGTTGTGGTTTTATACTCACATCCGATAACCACGATGTTGCCGTTATGTTGTTGTAGTCTATAGGTTTCACTCTAAATAGAGGGCGACCTAAGCCACTACTATCAGTCTCGAAGTCAAATACAACCTTGCCATAACTTTTTTGTGTTGGTAAGTCGTTTACTATCTTACCAATATATTTACCAAACCTATTATACTCATCTGAGTATCTATCCCTCTCTATGTTTTGGGATCTGTTGTATGCAGTTGGGAATGGTGTTACTCCAGATATGTACGAGTTTAGTAGATTACTATTCATGTAAATTTCTAACTCAGTATATGGATCTAGTGTTACGTTGCAAGTTACTGTGTATATCTGATTGCTGTTGTAGTTTTGATTGTATGTAGTAGTTAGTACGACTGATTGTGTACTTTGTGTTTGCAGTTTAATTGAGTCTGCTAATACGGAGTTGTTATACGTACCCGTTACCAAGTCAAACCCTGATGGTGTTTCGTAATACACCGACCAGTTGTTATCAATTATATCCTGTTTGTAAAAATGTCCCAGTAGTAGGTACTCTGACTCATGTCGAGCATAGTTTAGTGGGTTTGTGTAAGTAGCATCTGTCAGATACTCAACCGGTCTTACAATCTGATCGTTGAGTAGCTTGTATTCTCCTACGATGGATCCAAGCTTGGTTGATGTCTTGATTCTATAAACTTGACCACTTATTGGGTTTAAGTCACTAAAAGTGAACTCCATATAAGATTGACTCACAATACTGCTGGTGATATATACATCGCTATTCGGTACATACACAAAACTACCTGTGAACTGACCTGCTTGTCTGTATCTATGCTTTACCATGCTGCTTCTACCCTTGGCGTTATTATCAAACGCCACAACCTCTAAAGACTTGTCAATCAAAGCTTGGTTTGAGTTTAACACTTCAACAATCGTTGCACTAAACGACTGTAGTTGGTCTGCAACACTACTTGATATAGTTAAACCTGATGGTAAATCTGGACTTAGTATTGCTGGTGTCGTCCCTTTTGAATAAAAATCAAAGTTAGCACCCAACAGCTCTTTTGTGAATAGGCTGTTTGAAGAACTTATGATGGTTCCAAATCGAGTCGTTGTGTTTAGTAGATAGCCATTAGTAATATCATCACTCTTCTGCCTCACTGTTGTTGGAACAGTGTTTTCTGTCATCGGCTTACTTAACGGATCTACCTTAATCGATCTTACGATTGGATCGTAGATGTCCTGACTAGACGCAAAATCCCTATCGTAGCCTTGGAAGTTGGAATCAATAATTGTTAAGCTGTTTGCACTAGCTGTTAAGTATGCAAATGTGGTTGCCGAGCTTGTAGGTGGCGTTTGAGCAGGTGTGACTATTTGTGCCACACTTACTTGTGGTGGTTCGTCAAATATTAAGTCAGCATTGTTGCGCTCAAATGGTAGCACATTGAAGCGCTTAATCCATCTCACATTATACTCACCCTGGTACTCTATTGGTATTGGATTACCATCCAAATCATACTTAGCAATTCCTACGAAGTACGCTGTTGCAACACCTTGTGCAGTGATATCATATACATCAAACGAAATGTAGTAGTTGTTAAATCGATCATAGTAATCATTCACTTCACAATAGATCCGCTGACCCGATGCATCCAGTATTTCAACGTCTACAGTCGTATCGAGACGCATATTCAAACCATTACCCTTAATCTTAATGATATGGCGACCTCCACCCACAACCATAGGAAAAAAGTCTACGTCGAAGTATTCCGGAGAAGTATCCGAAGTATCTTCAACGTAGTACGTTCCTTGCGAGTAACCTCTCGGTTGAGGAATTTTGTATGTTGATAAGAATGACATTTTATATAAATATCACCTAACAATTTATGTGACTCAAATCATCCTTTCTATCGATCGTAATAATGTTATCAACCATGTCTCGCACGACATCAATGTGACTGATCACCAAACTAAATCTGAAGATGTCCTTCATGTAGGTGAACAGTGTATGCATTGAGTTCAAATTGCTGCTATCTAGTACTCCAAGTCCTTCATCAATCGCAATAAAGTCTGGTTTAGGTAAGTTTGTGATCTTGATCAATGCAATTCGAATTGCTAATGAAGAAATGAATCTTTCCATGCCAGAGCTTAACTCTAGTGGCCATTTGTTATCATCGTAACAGATGAACACGTTTATGTTTTTACCATCTGTTTCCATCTCAACTGTGAAATCGATAACCTGGCTCAGAATATTATTCACGTAGTGTTGGATGTATGGAACAGCCTTACTAATCAATACATACGGAATACCGTCCTTACACATCGCTTTACAGTATAAATCATATGCAACTTGCTTATCAACTAACTCCTGCATGTGCTTGATTGATTTGTTGCACTCAGCGATTGTCGTCTCTGCTACTCGAATTCTTCCGTGGAAATCTTTTACCACATTATTAAGCTTCGATAATTCGATTTTCTTCGTAGATACCTTGGTTTGAACCTCTTTGATCTCTACTTGAATTTTCTTATTATTTTCTAACGTCTGAGTGTTTGCGTTGTAAGTTTGTATGTCACGTTGTAGGTTTGAGATGTTATGCTTAACTGTCGCAATTTCGTGTTTAACCTTGTCATAAGCGCTTTGATACTTATCAACTGACGCTTTAGCTTCACCATACTGCTTTACTAGTTTTTGGATCTCCTCAGCTTGTTCTGCAATACCACTATTGATCTCAATGAAGTTAGAAACTTCCTTTAGCTTTCCTAGGAACTCATGCACAGTCTCCTTATCACTCTCTAATTGCTGTTTTGTATCAATTGCATCCTTCACAAAGACATTATCGCAACAATACTTGCAATTTGGATCATACTCATGCTGTTGTAGCTTTTCAAGCTTTTCAAGCTTATTCTTGATCGTAACCTTGAGTGTTGCTAGAGTGTTGTCTAAATCGACCTTCTGCTGAACTTTAGCCATATACTCTTTATACAACTCTGTGTCAAAGGATTCTTTGTAGCGATTCAACTCAGTCTCAGATTCACCTAAAACCAGTTGTTCATCTTGCAATTTCAGCTGATAACTACTTCCTAACTCTCCCAAGTCTAACAACTTCTGACTCGCTGATTGCAATTGCGATTCAAGTTTATCAATATCCAACCCATCAGCATTACATGGCTGTAGTTGTTTGTTTAATTCCAGTAGCTCATCCGTTAAATCTTGGAGCTCTTCTTCAGCTTTGTCAACATCCTCTTGAGCCTTTGCATGCTTGGTCTCATTGATATCCTTGGAGCGTTCTGCATCTCCAAGCTTAGTTTCGAAGTCCTGCTTCTGATATTCTTCGAGTACGATTGTAGCTGTTCTGTTTTCTTTGTTGGCCAGTTCATATAGTGCATCAAATATTTTAAGGTCTAGAAAGTTTGCTAGTAAGTCTTTTCTTTCACCTTGGGTTTTATCAATAAAGTTAGAGTTGTTTTGTTGTAATGATAGTGCTGTCAAAATGAAGTCGTCAAACGTACCTACATACGATTGAATGATGTAGTTGGTATCTCGACGTTGTTCACCATTTAGAGAAGTGATCTCACCGTCTGCATTAACGCTCCAGAAATTAATATCCACACGAAGCTTACCTTTAAGTGGTCCACTTTTGTATTTGTAAGCCTTTTTTTCGATGAAATAATCTATACCACCAAGTTCGAAATTAAACTTGCACCAGAAGTCATCTTTCTTTCTATTTAAGACTTGTTCAGCTTTACTTGCTCTGAATGAGTTGTCAAATAAGCAAAAGCATAAAGCATCTAATATCGCAGACTTACCAGCGTGGTTTGGTGCAAACAGACCACAAGTACCATCTAACTTATTGAAGTTAACAACGTTGTCTTCACCATAGCTAAACATATTTGAGAACTCAAATCGCTTTGGTTTCCAGATAACATTTCGAGCTGTCTCTCCTTGTGAGATTGTTTGATTGAATCCTGCATTAATCTTTAATACTGAGTCTAATAGTTCGTCATCAATACCTTGGTGTTGGAGATAATCTGTGATCAATTGGTTTTGATATTGTAAATTTCTCACATCACCTTGATGTAAAGACTCACCAAACAATTGACTATCATCTAGTGATGTAGATTTGTCTAACTTCTGAACCATCACATCACTGTTGCGATACTCTTTTCGTATTGTTGCGAGTATTCGCTTTAGCTCAGCTGCCGATGTGTTTCTTGTACGAAGTCTTACATTTGTCTTTGATGTGATTGGTAAATTATCTGGTAATACACCATTCTCAATATCCAAAGTAAAGTATCCATAATCATTTGGAATGTCTACAAAGTCGTACTTGATATCACCTTTAGTTTCTAAATCGACAATAGCATAACCATGTCCTTCAAAAGCTTCTCCAAAGTTTTGCTGTACCAAGGATCCTGGATAGAATATGATTGGTTCTGCTTTTGATAATATCTGACGTTTGTGAATGTCTCCTAACAAAACTAAGTCATATCCTGCAAAAGTATCCCAGTCCAGGCCATGCGATAAGAATAAACCACTGTCAACTTGGCTATTTGCAATCGTACCGTGATACATCGCAATAGTGTGTTTATACTTCTTATCTGCAGCTATTTTATCGAATGTAACGTACTCACTAGGATCATCTAGTAAAGACATTACACTAATACAAACATCACCAATCTCATACAATCCTGAGTTGCGTAGGTAGAAAAGGTTTGGGTGATTATTGGCTTCAATGATTGGTGTCAAGGCATCCAAACGATTATTGTTATTCAGGTTAGTATCGTGGTTTCCTGTAATTACAATAGTTGGTCGTCGATCCGCTAACTCGTTAAACAAGTATGAAACCATGTTGATCAACTCAGGACTCATATCGGTTTTAGCATGTACAATATCACCACCGATAGTCACAATAGAGTTCTCTGGAAGCTCATCCACAGCCGCGAATAATTTCTTAAACACCTCCTTAAACTCCTTATGACGTTTCCAGTTACGCAAGTGTATATCAGCAATGTGTAGAATCTTTTCTACACTACCCATCTTGCATTTAATCTTATTTATCATAGCAACATCTTATATTTAATTAAATCAAAAAAGTCTACCTTTTTAGCACTGTTTATTGCTTCAACCATAGACTTGTAACCTACCTCACTCGGATCTTTCCCAGGTAGCTGTATTACGTATACATTAACTCCATTATTCAAAAAATACTCAACTTCTTTAATACTGTCTCTAAATGCATCATTATCTAAGGCTAAGTATAATTTTTCAACTTTCTCCGCTAGTATCTTTGTTCTCAAGTTACCCATTATTTTCTTACCAAACAACGGTATTGCATTTCTTTTTGTTGCAATTGCGTCAAAGGCGCCTTCTACGATGATAACTGGCTCTTTCCAATTAACTTGGTTCTCAAAGCCTATAATATCCTTTGAAACCGGGGGATTCTTATGTTTTATCGTAGCATTATCATAACAGCTTCGACCCACATAATAGTTGATCATGTTAGCATCGTTGTAACTTGGAATAACAATCATTCCAGCATAAGGCCCTTGCTCACAATAACCTACCTGATATCGTAAAATGTCGATAGGTGTAAGCTTTCTTACGTTCAGAGCGTAGTGTAATGCATTTTTGTAATCAGGAGTGTTCTGTGATATATACAACGGCTTATACGCCTCTGGTAATCCAACAATCTCTCTAGCATTATCATTGCGGCTGATAAACTTTGAATCACCATAAATCTCCTTTATCTTCTGATAAGTCTGTGCTGATGCATTGCTTTTTTTGAGAAGTGAGAGAATTGTTTGACCTTTGCTATCGCATACCCAGCAATGCCACTTTTGTGTGTTGAGGTTTACTTGAAGTTTTGGCTTATAGTGATTGCAGAATGGACAGTAATAGCTAATCTCACCATCCTTTCTATGTTGAATACTCGATCCTAAATGATCGTCTAACGTATGTTTGGCTTGTAACAGATTTCCAGTCATAGAACAAATATACGACTTTTATTTCAATCTGCAAACTTATTTGAACCAGTCCATAGGAATTTCCTTGTCGGCATACTCGAAGCCGTACTTAATACACCAATCAGCGTATGTTGTCTTAGAACCCTTGCGTAATTTGTTTTTGGAATTTTGGAACACAAAGCGGATATCTAACTCAGGATACTGATCCTTTATCAATATATGCTTTTTTCTGTCATCTGCAACGAATCTACCCTTAGTTTCTATAAAAATTCCATTTGGTAGTCGAAAGTCGGGAGTGTATGTATGATTTGTAGCTGGCTTCACGTATTTTATCTTGTGTTGCTCATACTGACCATCTATACCCTTTTGCTTGAGTGATTCATCTAAATCAACTTCGAGACCACTACGGTATCCTTTAACCTTTGCGGCTTGTGTTTTTGTGTAACGTTTTTTTGCCATAACTATTTTTATCTATCGTACCTTACAATGAAGGTTGTATCCATATTATCTGGAGTTTGTATTGGAGTGTTTAATTTTCCTATCACTAACAATCTGCCATAATCATCATACAATCCGATGGATGTTACATATGGCTTGAAGTGTGATCCAGTTACAAACGGCTTATATACATATTGGTTTGTATGTGCATCATACTGTTGTAGTGTAGGATTACTACTCATTCCAAAGTCACCTGGACTCACTGTACAAGAAATCTCTGTTTCCCAAATTGTATGAGTACCCCTGCAATCAATACTCTTAATGTTTCCAAACTTAGAAGCGTTTGATGTCACCGTCATCATGCCATGATTGTAAAACACATTACCAACAATCAAGTTACCAATCCCCGCTGTTGCAACAAGAAGTTCTTTATCGCTAGTTGATAGAATCTTGTTGAAGAATTTTACGTTATCAATGTACCCCTTAAATCCTCTAGTACCATTGTAAGAGTTTCCAATGTAGATATTTGAAGGATTGATACAATAATCATCGGTAAAACCATATGTGGCTGAATCGGTGTAGGATCCGTAAGTATCATATATCTCAATTGATATAGTTGAGGTAGCATGATTTTTGGATATGATTACGTAGTGTGGAGTGTTTGAGTTTGATGGTTGTGCTTGAACTGAAGCATACTCAGCTGTACTATTCCCATCTCTCTCAAAAGTATAACCAGACAGAGTGCTGTAGCTTAGTCTGTATGGAGTCTTTTTATAGGTTGTTACCGTATACGGATTGCCGTTTTCGTCAGTGCGAAGTTCTTCTAATGGACCTTCTTTTGATATAATGATCGAGTCTGTTTGAGAACCATTTGGAATGACCATCGCTGCAATAGTAAAGTCACCATTCTCAAAGTTGTATGAGTTGATGTAATCAGGAACTATACCTGGCTTAATCACCATACTAGAGCTTACAGAAGAGTCAAAGTACCAAGCAGCACCTAGGTTATCTGATAGGTTTAAGACTCCTGGTGAAATAGCCCACCATGCATTCTGCTGTCCAATATAACCTGCATACACATTATTATATTCGGTTGACATACACCACAAACCTTCATTGAAGTCTTCCTGGAAGGACACTTTACCAGCTTCAACGTACTTGTATACGTTTGGAGATGGAAACTCGCCTACTGGTGTTAGACTCATAGAAGTAGCACCAGTCCATAACGTGCCGTCCATTGGTGATACATAACCGGACTTGATTACTAAATTTCCAAAATTATCATCTTCTATCTTCCAAGTTGAGCTGTATATGTTTGGATAGGTTGGAGTTCCAACTACCAAACCATCAACATAAGTTACCATGGACATGCTCATAGCAACACTTCCTGGTAAGATTGACTCTCCAAATCGTGATTGTGGCAAACTCACTACGTAAGCTTGATCCTCTAAGGCTCTACGCTGCTTATTAATATTGCCACTCCCAAAACTAGCTTTATTGTTGCTATAAAAATCTCTGTAGTACAAATGATCAATCGATCTATGCACCACGCGTTGAAATTTTTGATCAGCCGTAAGAGCATCATCCCAATCAAACTGCTTATTAAGTTGGTCAAAATTAACAACCAACGGATCAGCATTTCGCCAATCTTGCTTTGGATTGTAATCTGCCTTGTAAATGTTGTATATTACACTCATATATTTGGGTTGAATGTGTGTAGTTTAGCGTACTCTGAACCCGTTTCTACATCTAAATAGCTTAGACCACTAACTCCAAGTACAGTCTTTCCATTGGCTACCAAGTTGTTAACACCTAGAGAGAAAGTTAGACTAGCCTGAGCATCACCATAAAAGTATCCCTCTGGAATTGCTCCTAGATGGATTGGATCGTAAACCTCGTTTGTGCTTAAATTTACAGTTACTAGCTGATGTGCACCCGATGTTGAAGTTATTGGCTTCACAAGCATTGTTATTGTTCTAGGAACATCTGGTGTTTGTAATGAATCATTATCTGCTGTTATGATAGCGTCAATCACCTCATTACCATCACCAACGTACTGTCTTAAATCTAACACCTCATAGCCTAACACTCCAGAGTTGTTTACTAGATTCTTATAGATCAACCCTTGAGCTGTTACACCGTGGATTGTTTGGCTTGTCTGACTTCTGAAGTTGAAACTCTCCCAAGTACTTATATCACTCAACACCGCTACAAAATTGTCGTTTAGCGTACTTGAGTAACCAGTACTAGCCATTGTATATAATGGACTTGAATCATTGTTTGAGATACTCTTTGTAATAAAAAATACTGTATTTGTAGCTCGATTGCAAGCCAAGTGTTTTATTCTCAGGTCTTCATTCCAAAAAGATGGTGTAATGCTTGCAAGAACAGTTGTAGGTAGTGTTGATTGATTTGTAGTTGCCAACAGCACATATTTCTGAGTTGGTCGATCGTAAGCTACAACAAAACCAGTAGTGTTGCCTTTAGCTATAAATCTCATAAAGCTAAGCTGGTTACTGTAGTTGATTATTGTACTAAAAGCGCTCACTTGATGGTTTGCATCGAGTTGCACATACATAAATCGCCAATTTGTGCTAATATAGATTGTTGCTAGTGGACCTAATCCACCACTATGACCGTGATAGTCGATGCGGTTAATTACCTCATCACTAGGTACTGTTGGTGTTGTTAATCCGGTTGTTGAATTGAATCCATATTGAGTGTCAAAATCCGTACTATAGCTTAAAATCTTAAACTCACTAGGGTAATTTGTATCATCTATATACTGGTTTGATTTTTGAAAACCACTTGCTTGCTGGTATACATTAGTACCCGTAAGGTAGTTGATGTTTCTGACTATGGGTTGTGGGGTTGCACCTAAAATTTGATTAGTGCTTGTTTGGATTGATAAGATATTGTCAATATCATCCAGAGCATAAAGTCTTGCACCACCATCTTTTCTATGTCTATACGGATATTGAACATTGCTTATGCTAGATGTGTGTATCGTATATCCGTTTGGATTTGTGATTGGGGTTGTTGTTTCAATATCCTCTGACCACAGCTTGTGCGTACGGAAAGGTGTTATCCGTACATCACTCTTGTCTAAACTCTTAAATACTCCTGCCATTGTATATAAATATGTCAAAAAAGGAAACCCCTCACTATTGTGAAGGGTTCCGTTGTATTAAGGTTGAATTAGATTAGTAATCTAGTTTTACTTTGATTAGTGCCTCACGATTGAATGACTTCAATAGTGGACGACTTAGCTTAGCAACTGCTACTAAACGGTTTCTATCGTCATACAAACCAATTGTAGTAACGTAAACACTTGGGTTACGTAACATGCTTGCATGTAAGAACGTACCAGTACTTCCAGTCACGAATGTTGGATTGTTTGAGAAGTTGAATTGTTTATTGGTTACACGAACAAAGTAGTGTGTAGATGTCACCTTTTCTTCAGAGCGAGCTGCAAAGTAGTTAGAAGAAGAGATTGCCATCGAAGCTGTAACATGGTTCTTTGCGTTTGTTGTGTTTGATGCACTGTTGAATGGTAATCCACAACCAGTTGGACCAGTTGCACGAAGTTTACCAGCGTCAAAAATCAATACACCTTGGTCTGGATAGAATAGTCCATATTGAGTGTTAGAAGCTGTTACACCTCCGGATCCTGAATAGATACCAAAGACACGGCCTGCTTCATTTACTGTTGGTGATTCACCTTGACCACTAGCATCTGTAAATGTTAAGAAGCTAGTTGCTCCTGCTGTTGCCCAAGAAGAACCTGATGCAATTCTCAATGTCCAGTTTCCTGGATCAATTTTTTGACGGAAACGTGAGCGTGCTACGTTGATTGCAATAATTTCGTTTGCTGATGCACCATTGATTGTAAATACTTGATCCGTTGGAGGAAGAAGCATGTTACGATATTGAGAGTAGATTGCTCTTGATGGTGTATCGTTTGAGTTTTGTCCTACTGTGTTTGCATCTCCTTGTGAACCACTACCAAATCTATGACCATAAGCTACTGCAAATTGAATTTCTTCATTTGCTACCGCTGAGTCATTAGGATTACGGTGGTATACGTTTACATAGTAATTACCTGATTGAGACACTTGGGTTGATGACGTATAGTAACCAACACCACTATACGCAGCTGAAGCTGATAGTGGGTTGATATTCTCCGACCACACCGGTTGTGAAATTGTTTGTACGTCTCCAGGTACGATGTCGTCTGCTGTGAAGAGCTTATATATTTCTGCCATTATCCTTTATTTTATTTTACTAAAGCTGCTGTGATGTCTAATGCTGCGAAGTTAGTAGGATCTACACTCACAGATACAGTTTTGAATCCACCAGTTTCGTTACCAATAATTGTTAGTAAGCAACGTTTGATTGTTGTTAAGTTTGCTTGAGCTTTAGGTTTCAATACAAATTTCTTACCAACCTTAACGATTGTTTTACCTGCTGTTGTTACACTCGTCACTTCATCATCTAGGAAGCTTGTTACACCAGTTGCATTTGCTTGTTCTGCAATTGACATTGGGTTAACTCCGATTGGTGAAGTGTTTTGTGGTACTTTAGAAACACCACCGTCAGCTGCAACTTCTAGAGATGCAACTGTATCATCTGATAAAATTGCTGTGTATCCTAAAGAGTCATTACCACCAGCCAAGTTGAGTGTTGCGGGACTAACAACAATTTCTTGTTTCAATGATGTGAAGCTAACTGCAGCAGGAGATACGCTGATTACCGGAATACCAATTACGTCTTTTGGTAGTGTTACCAATTTGTAGCGTAACATTTGTGATTCATCTGGTAATGCCTCCAATACTGGCATGTTTTCAATTACAGCTCCATAATAGTTTGATCCTAATGTGTGAGCTGGGTTCCATAAATCATAGTCGATCTCATCATCAGATAGAGCAAACTTTGTGATGTTCAGTTTACCACCACCTGCAAGGATTTCACGACCCTTGTTTGTAAGAATCGCGTCTACTGTGACGGTTGAGTTATCTAAGTATCCCATTTCTAGTTGTTTTTATATAAATATGTCTCGTTTTGTAAATCTTATTTTATTTCGAAAGTTCCTTTTGTGCTTGGTTTAACTCCAAGTTGTTTTCCACCTCCTACTGTCACTTGAACTACCGGACCTCCATCGATCGTATCTGGGCTATTTACATTCCAGTCTGTTGATGTTAATTTACTACCATCATATCGAACAGTCCTCATACCATAACTATGGCGTAAGTGAAAATCTTGAACTTCAGCGTGGTAATTTAGACATCTGACTTTTAATGTTGGTATAAAGGCAGTGTTATTAGCAGGGATTCCAACCGAGTACAATCTCAAACCTAACCAAGGTCCTAAAGCCTTAGTTGTAAAGGTGACTTCGGTCTGCGTAGTTGTTGGTGATATAGAACCAGTTAATCCACAATCCAAGTCTCCAAAATGTAATTCTAGTGTGTTTGTTGTTGAGGTAACTTCGTCAGTAGAGATTGTAATTTGGTATATTAAATCTTTACTCACACTATCATCAGCCTTATAGAAGAATGCTGGTATTCTTATGGAAGCTGTCACAGGCACTGCCGTTGCAGCTACTGTCTTAAAGCCTAAACCTGGCGCTAATGCACCTAAACCACTGAGAGTCCAGTATCCTGTGGATATTGAGCCAGTCACTGGGTCTAATGCAGTTGATGATGAGTAGAGAGACATTGGCTGTAATCCATACTCTCTCAACCATGCGTTTTCAGTCCATGCAGCACTTGAAGTAATCGTTGTTACTGTTGTGCTAGTTGCTGTGCTTGAAAACACTGTGTGATCCGAAAAGGCTTTACCGCCATAAATGTCACAATCGTACATCTGTTCGGAACGTAGTGAAATATCACTTGGCGTATTGCCATATATCATTACTCCAATTGGATCATGATAATCGTAACGGCTACTTGTGTATGGAGTCCATTGACCACTACTACTCAAATAAGAGCTCATAAACACGTATTGTGATCCTTGAACTCTGACATCTCTACCATAAGCTGTTACACCAGTATTAGATGCACCAGTGGGTGTTTCTGAGGTTTGTATAGTTTGTAATCCTGCAACATCCTGACCAGTCACATTTTTCAAGTATACTTCAGCATAACCTCTTGGTTTTAGTGGTGATACAATCTGCGTACCATCAATCACAACCATATCATAAGCTGTTGTATCCATTTCTGGAATTACCCCATCAATACCTGGTGTGTAGGCTGGTCCTTCTAGGATTGCAGGTGCTTCACCTTGTACCACTAAGAAGTCTGACTCATCACCTCCAACAGTACCCTCTTGCACATAACCTTCCATATTACGGAATGGTTCACCATCACCATCTTGAACAAATCCACCAGGTGTGATGTAAGTTTCTGGTCCTACATCTAGTGTAGTTTCGTAAGTCTCTTCTTCAATGGTTGGTAGCTTGGTAGGAACTTTACTTCTTGAAAGAATGTGTGGTTCAATCACCAATCCAACCTGAGCATTAGCTCTGTGTGGTATGAACTTTTTAACAAGTTGGAACAAAGCCGCATCGTAGTGTCTTAGCAGTCTGATGTAGTTTTGTGTTTTGTTTATTTTAACGTACTTTTTAGTGTACGCTCTATTCAAATTAATAAGATCGTTATAGCTTTCTGCTGATAACTGAGAAGGATCTCCAATATAATCGTCAATACTAATACCACCAAATTGCTCAGCAATGTCTTGATTGACTTCGTTTGTTGGTGATAAGTAAACACCAAGTCTAGGTGTATCAATTGGGAAGTTGTCAGTTAATGCACGCTCTACACGATTATCTTTATATAGCTGATCACTTACTAAAATTGTCTCGTCAATACGAATCTTATTACCAATCTGTCTATTGGTTCCTAGATCTGGCCACTCAAGTGAATGAATCTCAGTCTCTGGTTTGTATATTGCTGTAAGTGTGGATCCACTAAAGTTTAGGAAAGCTGTCTCACCCAAACTAGAAGAATATTGTATTGCTTGATTTGGGTGTGAAGATGATACATACAACAAATCACTACCAGTTAATGGAGTTAGTTTGTTGTTATCGGATCCTAATGGTAATCGATAATAAAGAGTATCAAAACTTGAAGTACTTCCAGTATAAACATCCACTGTATTTCCTTGGAAACTCGTAGGTGCTAATGTGTGGTTATCTAAAATACCATCTTGCAGTGGAGTTGTCCAAAAACGCACTTCTTGAATACTACCAGTCCATAAAGCTGCTGAATGAGATTGTGCAGCTGTGTATGACCCAGTAGCTGGAATGTACATATAGTTGTTAACAGCCCCAAATGTTGATGTGTAGTACGTCCAAGCTTGATTGTATGATTGGCTTGTTGCACCATTAATACTAATACTTGCAGATTGTGAAAAGACTATTTTTTGGTTGTTTGCTTTTTTGACAACCAAAGTATATACTTGATTTGTTGGGTCGTTATCTGACTCAACCTCTCTACGAATTGCTATGTGATGCCAATCACCATCATAAATGGAACAACTAACACTTGCCGAAGTCCATGCCGTAGAAGCAATGTAGCTTGATGTAGTACCTCCGTTGTTTCCTAAGAATAGAGTTAGATATTGGCTGTTACCACTCTTAGAGGCTTGTACATACCAAGAACCAGACTTTTCTGCGAGTTTTTGTGTCTTAGTTTGGTTTGTAGCCATCTTAACACGCATCTCCACTGTTTGTGGATATGTTGTTGTGAATGGGTTGGTTTTCCAAGGAATGCGAATTGTATTAAATACGTTACCAGAGGTTTTGCCATTATATCCTACCGTAGTCGAATAATTGAAACGCTCATAAACCCAATCGGTCTTTGTATCAAATTCTGGTTCAGCTCCGCCGTATTCTCTAATTCTCAGAATAGTTTGTGGAATACCAAAACAGTTAATTAATGCTCTAACACCTCTCTCAGTACCTTTTGTTTTTAGTAGGTATGGTAAGTTGTTAATGATGCGCTTCCAGGTCTCTTTTGTCTTGTCTTCTGTGGAGATTCCATAAGCAGAGGATTGTGAGCCAGACACGTCTGTTCCTAGCGTATAACTCCACAACTCCTCTAGTGTATTACCATTTTCAAAATCTACACCCAAGTTTTTAGCAACATGATAAACTAACTCCTTACTAAAGCCTTCTAAAATGGATTGATCTCGGTTGTACACTTTAGTCATCTCCTTAACGTATGCAAACACCAAATCAAAGTAGTGTCCGATCATATGCGTAAATAACACATACTCTTCGTTAGAAGTGTCTTCTAGAATATGCGCTGGGATTAACTTGTAAAGCGCATTACTATTATTTTGGTCATATAAACTAGCAGATGCATAGATTCCTTCAAACCAAATTTCTACTTGAGATGAGGTTACTGAGTAGTTTACATACGGTTTACTGCTATTCTGTTTTGGCCATGTTGATGGGTAAAACTCACCATAGCTGTTGCTAACATAGCTCGAAGACTGATAATACAAATACTTTTCGTAGTTGTCAAAGGCTCCTAGTAGAGCAGCCTTTTTAGCTTCAGTGTCTGCTATATTATTTTGATGGTATCCACTACCAGTTACTGTCAAGTTTGTGTTTAGAAATGCTAACCTTTCATCGTAGCTTTCCAATAACTGCATCTTGTATTTGAAATTCAGCAAGCGTTCAGTTGCTGATCCAAATTGGATGTGGTTTTCAAACTTACGGTAATCTAAATTTAGAGCAATGCCTTCGATATTTGACCCACTTATCAACTTGTTCACAATATCCTGTGCGGTAGTTGTGTTTGTTGTTAATAAGTCGTCCCAATCCTTATATTGTGTTGATGTAGCTGTCTGGTCTCTGTTAACAGCGTCCCAGTTAGGCCCAGCAATGTATGTCTTATTTGTTTTTGGCTTTGGTGGTACAATGGTGATTGTGTCAGCAGGAAGATCCTCGCTAACAACTTGACTTAACCATAAACTATCACCAACAACAACTCCATTTGGTGCTGGAGTGTTTAATTTGAAAATAATGCTGTAAGGACTAGCACTGTAAGTAAACTTATCTTGAACATAATCAAACACCTGCATTGAAGTGTTTGCATCCTTACTTAAAAATAGTTGCGGAAGCACTTGAGCTTTTGGAAGCTCGAAGAACTTTCTAGAGAATTGTTCTAAGAAATTGGTATTGTCAAGATTAGTCGACAGAGACGGAATAACCCTAATCTCTAAACCATCTGAACTAACCTCTTGTACTTGCAATTTATGAGCATCACCTGCTCCAAGGTAGTTACGATGAAACTTGTACAGTATTCTATACTTACCAGAGATGTAACCTAAATCAGCTAAATCCTTTTCTGGATCCAACGTAATCTCATCACCATTCTTATTGAATGTTGTTACTCTAAAATTAGACTCTAGGTATTGATTATTGGCGTTTACAATATCCAATCTTACCACATCATTTGGATAAGCTTGAATTGGGTTTGTATAGTTACCAAACGCAGGTACTGATGTTTGTGTTGGATCTACTTGCAATTGTTTAACTGCAAGCGGAATCGTAGACTCCTCGTGATTAATATCTTCAACACTTTTGAGTACCGTCTGCTTAATAGCAGCTGGTAATGCGTTTGAGCTACCTTCAAAAGAGGTACTCAAATCCTTAGTGTTTAGATTAAGTATGTTCTTATTAGCCACGCGATTTTAATATAAATATGAAGCGTTTGAGTTCTTACTCCATACCAGGATCAATCTGATCTTCTGAAATCTCTAAAGATTGGTTAAAGTCTCCAGTCGTATAGTGATCATCTTCCTGTGCTGTAATCTCATCTGTTGTTGGGATAACTTCATCTGGTACACCATCAGGATATTGAGTTGATGCTTTTGACGCATCTTCCATAACTTTATTTATGTATGTGTTGTATGATTTCAAAGTCATCAATGTGTCTGGTTGAGTATCTGCTGCTGGAAGTTGTTTTGGTAGCAGTATTCTATACTGGAAACCTTCGGCATCACCAGTGTTGAATGCTGATGGATCTTGGTATAATTGTTTTTGCAAACCTAGTACTGTAGCTTGTGTTGGTGGTATGCTATATGATAGCGACTTATCACTAACCTCTACTTTATTTGGGAACAGCTGTAGTTTAATCTTTGTAATACCACATCTAGGATTTCCATATTCGGTAGTTCTTATGCTAGTTGAGTTGTGATTACCAAAATCATCAACATAAATATAATCACTCTTCCATCCTTTAGATGCCGGATCATTATCCGTTATTACTGGTGATGTGTGATCAAAAGCTACAGAGATTCGAATTGATCTTGTACCTCGTGGCACTACTGTATCAGCTCCCACACCAAACATTGCAGCTGCGCCAAAATCGTTTGCAGCTTTGTATCGTTTATTGTTAGCAAACCAAATTGGTCCAGGGTATGCATTTTGCCATGTCTCAAAGTCCCATTTATTTAATAAGAATCTAGCTGCAACATCTTTCAGCGTAGCCTTTGTGAAGGTCTTTTTTGATGGGTGTAAGAATAATTCTGTTTGTGCGTTTGATCTATCAAACATCACTTTGATATCATTAGTGTTTGTGTATTTTTGACCAAATACAGTAATATCGTTACCCGTACTACTTGGATTAATGTACTCATACAATCCATACAAAGTTAGTGGAAAAAACACCTTCTCTTTTACAGCCCATATATCCCTCTCTCGAGGACCATTAACCTCTTGTACTTTCAACACACTGTTATTAGCACCAACATACTCAAGTGTAATTTGTGTTTTATCGTAGCAATGTGGTACTACTTCGATTGGTGTGTTTGGTAGTAGCGTATACAAATGTCCTGGTGATTTGAGCTTCTTAGCTCTATCATCATCCTTAGGTGCCGTAACAGCTGCATTATCAGAACCTACAACTCTAGTGTAGACCTCTTCAGAATCCGCTACGTAGTAGTTTAGCGTTTTTGGACCATCTGTAGTTTGTACTTTTATTGTGTAGTTACTTATACCAACACCAACATAAGCAAAAAACTGTGATACGATTTGGTTAACTCCATATACATTGCCATCAACCAATTCTGATGCCTCACTAATATCAACAACCTGACTCATTCGAGCTGTGGCTAATCCACCCACCTTTAAGAATTTGATCTTATCTCTTGTGAAGTATGTTGGGGTGTGATTTTTGAACTCTGACTGCAATCCGATCAGATTGCTACCTGTATTCTTGTTGTATCTATCCATCCAAGCTATGCCTGGAAAGAATGCTGCATACGGTGCTTGATTGAAGTCTTCGTTTGGTATAATTTGTGGTGGTATTCCTTCCGAAACCCATCTATCAAATTCTGATAATACGTCACGAGATTTAGATAGCACATCTATGCTTGAAAATGTTGGATCTGCATCTAGACGCTTTTTGTAGTGGTTATAGAATAATCCACCATGACCAGCCAAACTAAAATAAAACCCTACTGGTGGTGTTCCAGTTACATCTTTGTTTTGATCTAACATTGAAAAGTTACCCATTCTAAAAGATCCAAAACCTTTAGTGATTGATACGTCGTTTAGAAATGGATTGACTTTAATCTCGGAACCTTCCCAATTTTGTAAACCACCCTCACCATCACCATTAATTACTAGGTTTTTGTATAGCTTAGGGTGTTTGTATGGATCAATTACGTTTAATGTAAACGCTTGTGATTCTACTGAACCGTAGTTATTTGATACTTCACACAAATAACGACCGGTCAGTGTTATATTACTATCCTTCGATTCGATCATGGCAGCAGGAGTACCTACTCCACCATTTAATCTATTAAGCTCAAACACCGGCGCATCATCCCTTTTCCATAAAAATAGAAGGTTGCTAGTGTTGTTTATATCTGATACATTGGATGGATCAATAGCTCTAACTTCGAAGCTGAATGATGTACCTTCAATCAAATTAATTGTACTATAGTTTGGTGTGATTTGTTGGTATTTTGGAGTACCATTATCATCTCCCATAATCCACGTATACTGCTGAAAGTTTTGTATTGGCTGAGATACAATTGCAGGAAGTGCTGGATTAGAGGGCATTAATGAAAACTCACCTGCTCTAATGGCTTTTTCTTGCGGGTACGCCGATAACTTTATGACTCTCTTGGACTCCATCTACTATTAAATATCGAGGAAAACTAATTGTAGGTTCCCCAGCCAGAATCTTTGATTGGTAGGTAGTTGATTGCATAGCTTAGACCAAACTCATCCTCACCATAGGAAGGACTGCCTCCTAAATCTTCTGTGTCACTATATGGAACTGGTCTAACGCCTATCAAAGATGGCATCTCAGTAGTGTTTCTTAGTTTTGGTGCACCTTGCAAGTCAGTCCATTTTACTACTATGGATGTCTTACAAACCTCCTCTACACCTTTATATAAAGATTGATTAATGTTTTGAACTAATCCTTTTTGGTAAGATTCTAGTTGGGTACGATATGCGGTTAGCGTGTTTAATTGGTTGTATGTTACTGAGCCCGAAATCATTGCTTGTGAACTTGCCTTAGTCTTATCAATGATTGTATCAACATGATCCAAGACTTCCTTACCCTTTTCTTGTCTAACGCCTGAAGATATTATACTCTCTTTTAATCCTTTCAGCAAGTTAATTGGCGTGTCGTTTATCGTAATATCACCTTTATTGGCTGTATAGCCCCATCCACCTAACGCAGCAGGACCATAAACAACTCCGTCTGGAATTGTGCATATTAATTTTCCGTACGGATCAATTTCATATGGCAACTCAAAAGAACCTCCTCCTTGACCTGGCATTGTAGTTGTTCTCTTTAATAAGACTTTTTTATCACTCTTATTTGAAAAATCTACTGTCAACTCATATTTCTGTAGATGCGGGTAGATCGGTGGTTGAGGAGCTCCTGTCGTTACAGTGAAGATTTGCGTTTGCTGCACACTAGAGCTTGGTAAGCTAAATAAAAGCTCAAATCTGACCTTATTATTCCACACTTTTGATTCTTCATCGCCTTGTAGTGGTGCTCTTTCACCACCATCCACAAGAACGTACTTATCCTTGTGTAATGGATCAAGGGCTAGTTTTTTGTATGTATTAAATGCTCCTGGTTTTGCTGCCTTGTTTGTGGTGTTATACTTTATGTAACTACTCATAGCAGTCATGTCACTAGCAGCTTGCTTAAGGACTTGAGACTTTTCGTAGAACACACTCTTATTTGGCGCAAATGGTAATAGACTATTCGCATCAACGTCAAGTCTTACAGAATTTTTTTGACCTGGATTTTGTACACTAAGACCCAATTCCAATTTATGCTCGGTTACCAACTTACCCAAATTGGTTAATTTTGGTGTTGCACTTGTTTTGAACCCAAATTGAAGATTAAGCTTTCTAGTAGCAAGCCCGTATGGATCATAATCCCTACCAACAACCAAGCCACTTTCTAAATTTGATTGTGGTGTTTCGTTTGGTGCTAGAGTTATAGACGTGTAGTAATTAGTAGCATCTTTGTGCTGAGTCAGTACTGGCAATAAAGCAAGATTCAAGCCAGTGACCATTCCACGAGGATCTTGTGCTGCTCCAGCTTTTTCCGCTATTGGTTTGTTTTTATACGTTGTTAGTTGATCTGCACTTAAACGATCTTTCACAGCATCACCCGATACCAATTGTGGAATGATTAGTTTACCCCAATCCAATGCTGGCTTAGTCCATTTATGTCTTTCGTATGGAGATTCCCAACTAACGAAATCAAGGATCTCATCACCTTGCTCATAAGCATCTCGCCACATTTCAAATAAACGCCAGTCCGTGGTATTAAAGTTTAGCGTGATTCGTACCTTTGTTGTTTGTGGGTTTAGCTTAGCAATGATCGCTTTATTAAACTCAACATACTGACCGTATGTAAATCGTGTTTTCTGATCTGGGTATAACTCATCAGCTGTAAAGAGTGTTGCATCCCTTCCATCGCCTTTTGAGGTTTCACCTAAACCAAATATATCATTCTTGTAATACTGTTGACCCCAATATTTCCACATACGTTTACTCCATGGATCCACAAAAGCAACACGATCACTCTGCTCACGAACAGAACCATCTTCTTGCATCAGTTTTGAAGTCAAACGCGTTTCATTATCGTATTCCTCAAAATAAACACTAACATTCTCATTTGGACCTTGAGAAGGACCAGCCATTAAAAAGTTTTGAGGACTTATACGTGGTCTACTCATAACATAGTTAGTGTCCTTAGTACGCTGATCGAGACTGATCAACTCTCTAACTGGAATGAAGGATGGCAATGCCATACCAATGTAACAACTAAAGAAAGCTCTAACACCCTCTACACCAAATACACCACCTCTTATCAGCCATTGAATGTCTGACAGATCAATATCTTGGTAAGCTCTCACTAAGAAAGAACCTCCCTTAGTTTCAAACTTATACCTTGTTCTTGTAAAATAAGAAGCACCTGGTTTTAAGAACGTATCAGTCATCTTCAAGTCCTGAATTACACCAGGTTCGATTTGATAAGGTCTTGGATGCATCATATCCATAGTATAACCAAATAGGTTAACTTTATTTGGTTGTATGAAGTCCTGAGGCGATTCTGTTTTAACTAATGCTTTTGTTGTTAGATCATCGTTATTTGCTGACCACTCGTTAGTACCATCTAATCCGTATGGGTTTTTGATGAGGTTTCTGTAAAAGTATGAATCAAAGTCGAGGTTTAACACCTCTACTTGGATTGGTTCACTGGAAACACTACCAATGTCATTTGATATTTCACACGTATAGGCACCAGCATCTCTCGGTTGCATGTTATCAAACACCAACTCAGATCCCTTCACAGTTACCGATGATGCTAAAGATTCTCGATACTCAGAAACAATCATCTGACCATCTTTACGCCAAATATACGTCAAACCTTGTGTTGATTTGATCATTGTTGGCACACCATTTTCTACGTTAAGTATTGGTGGTTGCTCTGCTTGGATTCTGAGAGTTACCTTAGCTCCTAGATTAATCTTTACCGTTCCATCTGGAAACTGATACATAGCCTCACCAGTAGCATTGGCTGCTGTGTAAGGTTTGATTGGTGGGTAGGAAGCTTCTGAAATTGACTTTGTTATTACTGGTGGTCTGTTTATGATCACTGGCAATAAATCGTAAACTGTCTCATTTTCATTAACATCGGACACAGGGATTCTACCAACGCTACCTGATATTTTTGGAGCGAAGTTATCGTTCAGATCACCGTTTAATGAATTGTCTGGAAACCTCATTAGCTACGTGCAACTTTGAAAATCCACTTGTTGTCGTACACCTCGTATGTACCATCTCCATTAGGAACTCTAAACAATAGTTTGTAGTATCTCTCTGGTTGAAAACTATCCAAGTGCAATTTTATATAGTTGCCTGCAGCGTCGTCACTCACCTTTGTGTAGTTGCTAAAGTCAATAACAACATCCTCACTCTGAGCACTATACACAGCATATTGTGATCCAGTTGGTAGTCTGTATTCTACCATGTGAGGATCTACAGTACTGAATGTGTACGGCGGATATAACGGTCTTGCCGAAATTCTAAAAATTGGTCTTGAATTTTCCGGGTACGACTTTTTTAAGTTTGTTAATATAATTCGATTCTCCTCGTTTACATTGATTTGCGTTAATGATTGAGCATTTATACTATCATCATACTTAACTTCAAGTACCGGTAAATAAACTGTATTTGTATCTTTACTAAAGAATTTTAAGCTTCCAAACAACTTTGCTGAAGCTTCATCGGCCTCGCTCTTCTTGATAAGGAAACCATAAAACGGAATACTACCAGATTGAACGCTATGCATAATGTTATTGACATCCATATCAATATCCGTTGTAGTATACGAATACGATTGTGAAGCAGCTGATCCAGTATACCAAATACCACCCCCTACAGAACTATTCCAAGAACCGGTGGTTCCTGCTGGAAATGATGCTGTTGGCCACGCTGTTGCAGGAATATCTTCAGATTCACGATATAGCCAGCTTACACCAGTTGTTGTGATCGGAATGTTTGAAGACCTACCAACACCCATATCCCAAGAGTTACCAATTGGGTACGCGTAGATTGTATAGTCTGTTGGAATCTCATCAGCTGTTGCTGTGTACAATTTCAAACCATAGCTACAACTCTTTGGATTAACTCCTAGAGCAGCTATACTGGAAGATATTGTGTTGTAGTCAAATCCTAGAAGCATTCGTGAGTTGTATGCTCCCGTTGCTGTGATAGTCTTGTTTAACTCCAATATGGCATCCAACCCAGTATTCTTGTTTGGGTTTGCCTCGTATATTGTGGCGTCCTTTGTTGGATAAAATCTTATTACCATAATTAGAATGTTACTACTCGTCCTTTAATGTCGTTGTTTGGAAACTTAACTTCGAATATGGCTGGATCCAAGCTAGGATACACTATTCCATTTCGGGTAGCTTCTTGAATATCGTAATACACATTACTATATCCTTGCAGTTCGTCGTTAAGATTTTTAATCTTAATTCCTGTTACAGTTTGTACACCATTAACTTTGAGTAAGGTGTTAAATACATCACTGAACACGATTGGTTGGTTAATCTGCCATCTATCGATTTCAAAGTACGATTTCAACGCATTTACACAACCCAAGATTACTTCATTTGCATTGAAGCTTGGTATTGGAATAATATCAAAATCAACTCCAATATTAATCACGTACGCATCTCTAAAATTAATGCTGTCCGTCAACATTCTATATTGTGATAGGTATGTTTTTAGATTTTCTTTTACAGCTCGGTTTACTTTAACACAGTTCTTATTGTTGTCATATCCAAGCATGTACATATTCAATGCTAATGGGTTTGCAACTGTGTCATTGACCTCAGACGATTGAATATTGTTTTGCTCATCTGGGCTAATATAAACTTTGGCAACACTACCAAATACATTTGGCATTGCATAAGCTCTTACAATGTAGTCTTCCTTAGTTACCGCTCGATTCTGAGATGCTAATTGTGCAATTGCATTTTCACGAATCTCATCCAACGTTTCTGCACCACGTCCACCAGAAGCAGCAACTGGATTATTCACAGCTACCGAATTGAAGATTGTTGCATTTAGTGTTGTATTTGTCTGTGGTAAACTAGTACCCGTTGTATCTATGCTAATGATTTCATTGATTGTATTGCTAGGTGAATTTGAGCTGATACCACCACCGACTAAGTAGGTTACAGTTAGTGTTGTGTTTGATGGAGCGATACCATAAGCCTTTGTAATAACTGGAGCTGCTGGATCTACCGACCAATCAATATCATCTTTTCCAGTCGGTAAGGATAAACTGATATTTTCTGGAGTTGCTAACAACTCTTCATCAGGTGACGAACTCACTCCTGATCCAAATTGAACCTCAATCCCATCTTCAGTGATTCTAGAAATGAATCTTCTAGGTACACGCTTCAGTTTCATTAGATAAGGTGTCTCACTACTATAAACAGCAGCATCAGGATCATTGTATGTTGTATTTTCTAGTTTTTCAAAAATAGTATCTTGAGCTAGATAAGGCACTTCATACCAAATATTTCCATCAGCGTCCTTAATAGAATCAATACCAATTAGATTAGTATCCTGGATCAGGAACTTGAAAAACTTAGTAGGTGAACCAACATCGACAGTCATTGTTTTCGGTTGAGCCGATACAGCTTTGACTGTCTTTTTAGCCATGTAGTATTCTGGTAAACCACTACCGTCTAGTTTGTAGACTGATATTGAGGTTGGATCAAATTGATTATTGATTGTGAAGTCAACTTTATTTTGAACCATGAACTCAGTACTTCCTACACTACTTCTCAAACGCATTCCTGGTTCAACTTTCAATGCATAACGCATGTCGGGTGCTGTTTGATTACCACTTCCTGATGGTGGTAGTAGTTGAAATATATCAACGTCTACAATCGATGGTGTAGACATTTTTGGTTTATATCCCATTGCTGATGCAATAGACATTACACTACGTGTTTCGGTAGCGTGTAAGAGCATTGACTCCTTAAATTGAGAATCAACGTAATAGTTTAACACATCACCAACATAAGCAGCCATCTCAACAAACATCATTCCTGGTGATGCTTCGTTAAAATCGTTATATGTGTTTGGATAGTAAATTCTGGCAAAGTCAATCAATCCCTTTTTAAGAGAGTCAAAGTCCCTACCAAGGTACTTAATATCTTTCGATGTTGTTTTAGATATGTTTGCCATTGTGTTTATCCGTTCGTATTTGTCAATTCAAGCTGGATTGATCTTGTGTCAAATTTATTACCCTCTAGACTTATCTCCATCAGTATGTTGATGCGGTTATTCTCAGGGTATGGTGTTATCGTCAGCTTGTTAATAAATATGTAAGGAAGCCAATAATCAAAACTCTCACGAATGGTATTCTCCATTGTTACGGTAAGCTCCTCTGTGATATTTTCAAACAAGGTGTTTCTTAAATCACATCCAAAGTCGGGTTGCATGATACGCTCACCTTTATTGGTTAACAATAGGTTTTTAGCGTTTGCTACTGCTTGATCCAATGTTGTATAGTTCATTTTGAAAGCTGCACCGACTCCACTAATCATAGGAAGATCAATACCGACAGCTACGTCTGGTTCAAAATCAAGCGGATGTAATTTTATTTCGATTGCCATTAGTATTTACCTTGAGACTTTTGTTCAGATGCCTTCAACACATGAGAATAGTCACGCATTAAACTATCCATGTTCACTTCCTGATTCATTGCAGCAACTCCACCTTGTGACATTGGTTGGGGTTGTCCTTGTACCATGCTACTCATCATTCCACCCATATTCATATCAGGCCACTCCGCTTCTGGATCCTCTACTGGGTCCATTAACATGGATTGGTAGGTTTCAGCTAAGATGCCTGCCATTGGTCCTTCAAACTTAGGGGCTTTAGCTGTTGGTACTGCTTTTTTTGGAGCAGTTGGTGTAGTTGTCTTCGAAACCTTTGTTGTACTTTCGACGATAACTGGTTTGAGAGCTTGCTTTAGCTCTTCTTTTACGACTGATCGCACTTCTTCACGAATCACTTTGCGTAAAAGGTTTACAAATTCAGATCCTTTCATCTCGTTTTAATATAAATAGTGTTCGGTTTTATTTGTAGCCCGTAAATGGTAGCGGTGGTATTCCAGTATTAGCTGGTGGAATGACTAAACCACTCATCACTGTTAACTGGGCTTCAAATCCTTTAGCCATTTCACGAATCATCGCAGAAGCTCCTTCCGTACTCTTCGCTTTCATTGGTTTGAATGCACCAATGTTTAGTGAAACGTGTTGTACTCCGGCTGCACTGGTCCAAGTTGCACCAGTCCATAATGCTCGAGCTGCTAATCCCATTATGGCACTCATTATAGGTGCTTCTAGGTTTACCTTTTTTTCAATGTACTTCTTTGCTTCGTCTTCAGCTTGTTTTTCAACCTTTGATCGAATTGCTTGCAATTTAACCTTAATTGCATCCACAACCTTTTTAATCTTTTTCTTAACCCAAGCTACAAACTTTTTAAGCTCCTCATTCAGCATCTTAAAACCTAATAAGATGAATGATTGATTCTTCTCTAGCGTTGTCTTTACCTTTTCTAACTTGGGAGCAAATTTACTATCCTTAATCTTCTTAGAATCACAGAGTACCTTAACAACCTCACGACTTCTCAGTAAATACTTACGTTCAAGGTTCAGGATATTTGTTGCTATAGAACTGTCTATTAGAATATCTGTCCCCAAAGACTCTAATCCTGATTTTAGTGAGTTGAAATCCTTAGGTGGATTTGTTGCTAGTGCTTGAATAGCTTTTATCGTATCCACTCCTGGTGCATTACTTTTGGCGTTTTGTATAACCTGATCTAGCTCTGCTTTGAAATCCGTGTCTTTGATATCCTTGATAGTTTCGATCAAACCATATGCTAATGCTTCGATCACAAGCAAAGCCTTAAACTCATCCTTAAACTTACGCTTTTGAGCCATAAATGTAGGTTGCTGTTTTGGTGATTGCTCTATCTTCAAACCATAATAACCATCTAAGAATGTATCAATGTGGTTTTGATTCTCAGACAATTTTATGTTCCCCGTAGAAACGTTATTAATCAGCTTTAATGAGCCTTTCACCATTTTCTGCACGAAGGATCCTAATTTGATTAATCTCTTAATCTTAGCGATCTTATCACGTATTTTTCGTAGCTTAGCCTCAGCTTCCAATTTAGCGTCCTTCTTATCTTGCAGATCGCTCTTGATTGGTAGTAGGTTTATGGCAAACACCTTAATATCCTCTTCAAACTTCTTCAAGTCGTTTTTGATAAAGTCTGTGACTTGTTTAATTTTTTTGGATATCCATTGCTTGATGCGATTCAGTGTTGGTTTCATCCATGTGACAAGTGTGTGTAACACATCTTTCATTGATTTTAACCGTTTAGATGCCCAAGCTTCAAAATTTGACTTATTTGCATCAACTCTCTTGTGATTCTTCTCTTTAGTATCTCGTATCTCTTGCAGCGTATTAAATAAACCTTTAATGGTTTTTTCTAACTCTACCATCTCATCAACATACTTCTTGATCGTTTGTCTTTTACGCTCAAAGAAAGTCTTGAAGACTGTAAAATCACACTTAACTTGGGTTATCACTAGTGCTCCTAAATTACCAAACTCAGCAAGACCCATTGAATTAAAATAATCCTTAACCTTCTCTAGCTCAGCTTTTAGTGCTTTAGGACTCAGTCCTTGCAGATCAAAGTCTGGTGGTGTTGGTTTATTAAATTCTGGAATATCCACATTCTTTAGTTTTTGCTGATAACTCTCAATCTCCTTTTGAATGCTTTGAAACTCGAGCTTCAAACCTTCTATAAGAGCTGTGGATGTACCGACAGCCTTGATAGTTTGCTGATACGCTTTTTTTAGTAGTGTAATCCTATCCTTCTCTCTTTTGACCTTCTTCTGATGCTTTTCTTTGAAGTCCTTTATGGTCTTTTTAGCATTCTTATACAAAGAGGCCATCTTACTATTCTGAAATCTTTTAGTGTACTCGGCAACCTTATCACTCAACTTTTTCTGAAGCTCTATTATCTTTGGTTGTATAGCTTCTCGAATCTTTTTGATCAACTCTCTCTTCTTATACTCTAGCTTTCTCAGTTTTGGTTGTATAAATCTCACAAACAGATCAAATCGCTTCACTTTTTGCAATAAACGCTCTACTCTAGGTCTTGCCGAAGCTATCCCGTTTAAGAAGTCTAGTATTTTAGTTGGATCCACAGCCGCATCTCCGAACTTCAAAAACTCACGAGCAATTGATACCAACTTGGTTTGAAAATAATTCTTTGCTGCTTGACTATTTTCAGTCAAGCCTAGAAGAGTATTCGTACGCTTTCCGTAAGACGATACTAACAACGCCAAGTCTCTTATACCAGCTACTGATGTAATGTCAAAGTTCTTTAATTTATCGATCAAAGCAATCTCTTGTTGAAATAGGTTATTCCATTCGACTGGTCCAACTTCTATCTCCATCGATTTCATTTGATCAAATATCTCTTGCACTTTTTGAATTTGACTCTTAATCTCCTCCTTAATATCAGCAATAATATCCTTGATCAGCTTTGGTAATTCTTTAAGTTGCTCACTAATTTGCTTGATACGCTCGGTTAAGGCTTTTACTTGTCTATATCTCTGCTTAACCTTTTGTATTAACTGCTTCACCGAAGCTATCAAGCTTTCAATTGCACCTTTTTCGAGTTTCATCTCCTTAGCCATAAAATAAGCATGCACAACGGTGTACATCGCCTTACTCTTAGTATTGGCTGTAGTGAATGGAGTCACTATAATTGGATATGGTGGAGGTGGTGCTGGTGGCACTGCTAGACCAGGAGCAGGTAGTACAGCAGGAGCTCCTTGCGGAAGTCCCATCTTAATCGTATTGATATATGCCTTTGTGATCGCATCCGCCCATGATTCAGCCCCCTTGATCTGCCCTGCGTCAAGTTGTGTTAGTAATGGTTGTACGAATGTCGCTTCAAAATTATATGGCATTATACGGTCAGATTATTTAATGCTAAATCAGCGTACCATTTATTACTCTCTTTGTTTGATAGCACTGCATATGGTCCATTCTTAGCTTTTGCTGGAAGGTATTCCCAGTGCCACTCTTCAGATCCTACAGTACGTACAAAACCAAATTTGTGAGCATTCCTTGCCAACCAAACATAGTTTGCTGTTTTCAGTGGTGAGAAGTTGTTTCTACCACCTACGTTCCAGTCAATGGCTATTCCGGATCCGTGATTTGACGATCCAGGAGGTGCTGTTGCAGCACTATACTTACTAGACCCTGCTTTGAAAATGAAATCCTCATCGGAACCACTAAAGGAACCTCTACCTACCCAGCGACTCTTATCACGTCTCAAAGTTTCTTGAGTCGTCATAGTAATCTGTCTACCCTTGGTAGTCGTTACTTTCACGTTCTTACCAAACGCTGGTCTAAATCCTGAGGTAACGCTTAGATTCACTCCCTGCTTTTTAGCTTCCGCTTGCATTGCTAACGCTGCAAGTGCAGCTGGTCTCCAAACTGGTTGGCCATCCACTACAACTAGGTCTAGTATTCGCTTATCGTTAGACATAACTCCATGATTTGGAATACCTTCTAGGTTTCCTGGATCTGGGAATATTCCTGCGTCTGGAAGTTTGTTATCAATTACGGTTTGAGCACTTACAGTCAGTGACGATAGTAATTGTCCATTCTTTAGAAACTTACCAACTATTTTGGATAGCTGATCTTGTTTATTACTAGCTGATTTTAGTTGCGATTTGATTTGCTCAACACCAATGTAATACAAGGCGTTATCGCTATATGGAACAAAGCCATACAACACACTATTGTTTACCATCCACTTCTGCACTTCTGTTTGTGCTAATGTTCCTGATGGACCTGGTTGAATGATTCGACCAGTTCTACGTGGATCGTTTGAAATCTTCCCTGGTACTGGAAAAACATCCACACCACTTGGTGATTTGAATTTGCTTGGTAGTGGTGGTTCAAAGTCTGCAGCTGAGAGTCCATCTAGAAACTCCTTTAGCTTATCAAACTGACCCTCCTTCACAATATCGGCTATTGTTTTGTTCGCATCCAGAAGTGGCTTAATTTCTGCTGATGGTTTGTTTGTTTTGTCTTTAACAAACTTACGTAATTCATCGGCTACGTCGTATTTTGACATATACGATTGATCAAGGGTTAAAGCAATACCCTTATCTTTCTGCAACGCAGCTGTTAAGTATCCGAAGTTAGTCTGTGCTTCAGAAAGCACAACGGCTTGGTTAATTTGTACTACTCTATCTTTTAAGCTTCCCATAATAACTCTTATAGTTCATCTCCATATAGCGTCTCCGTATCAAAGAAATCCGGTTGATCTGCTAGAGGGTTTGTAATAACATTTGATGGAGCATTTGGATCAATAGCTCCAGTTGTTCCAGTAAACGTACCAGTGACAGTTCCTACCAACGTTGTTGGTGGCTCTGTTACCGTTTTAGGTGGTTCTGGTGCAGGATCCACTCCTTCATGGCTTATTCCGTCAACATATGCGTATGTACTTAATATCTCCGGTATACGCGCTTGTAATGCAGCAAATTCGTACATCACATCTTCTCTGAAATAACCCTTACCCACTGGAGTTAATAGTGTTGCGTTTTTCAGAATCACTAATAGGTCTTCAATTAGGTTTGCTAGCTTCGTACCTAATACAATTGGTTCATATTCAAAGTCGATCGTAGGATCTGCTTTAGTCTTCGGTGCTTTTTGGTTTCCCTTATCACCAGTGCCTTGTGCTGGTACTCCTAAGAACAAACCATCACCTGCAAATATTGTAATACTATCATCTGCGTCAATATTAACACTTCCTTGCGATGATAATGCAACACCCTGCTGACCAAATAACATTAGGTAGTTGGTCTTAGCATTTAATATTAAACGATCTGAATTAAACAGCAATTGGCTACCTGCATAGTTGTTTGTCTTTACACCGCCATCTGAGCCTTTCAGAGATAGTACCTTATTGAGGTCTGTAACACTTCCTGCGATAGCTGACTTGTAAGTAAAGTCTTCCATCGGAAACTCAATCTTCGGTAGCTGTGGTACTTCGATTGTTACAGTACCAGTAAACGTACCTTGGATTGGTGTACCAGGTGGCACACCTCCTTGTGTAGGAAGTCCTAGTCCTCCGCCAGACTCAAGTGTTTGTTTAAGTTGATCGTACGTTAATTTCATTATCCTGGTAATTCTATACTGAATGTTTTATATGTCTCACCTTTGTTTTTTAGGTGTTGCAATTCTGCTGGCGATAGTTGAAATATTCCTTGAGCGTTCAAGTTGAACATTTCGTTTATACGAACTAGCATGATTACATCTGACTCTTTAGGATCATTCATAAACCTATTCATAAAACCATTACGAAATTCTGGTCCTGGTGATCCACCACTTGCTGTGATTGCTTGAAGTCTCTGACAACGCTTAACCAAAACCTTGCTAGCAAACTCTGGTGTTTTTGTTCCTAAGTTGGCTATAAACTTAGCCCAGGTCTCATCACTGCCATTCCATCCCATCGACTGAGCAACATCATCAAACCCGCTCTTAGAATAGGCACCTGCTCCCGACCACCACGTAGTGGCTGCAAAGAAATAACCTAGGTAAGGATCTTCTGTCATTACAGCAATTGGATATCGATTGTCTTTGTCTGATAGAAAATGCGCAAACCATAAACCACCTACCAACTCATCGTTGCAGATTGTGTATAGGAATTGTTTAGCTTTTGCGTTATCGCTTTTCCAATTGTGTTTATTATTCAGAGCTTCTGCTGCTGTCTTAACTTGTGGGATTCCGGTGTTGATGAATATTGTGTTGAATGTGCTTTTGAAGGTTGCTAACGTCACACCTCTCATGGTAGCACCTCCTGGATCACTTGGGTGATCTGCCCATCCACCTTCCCAACGATGTACGGTTGGAATCAATACCTTATTTACTAGCTCAACTAACGGTGGTAAACTCACTTTAGGGTTTACTCCAGAATTAGTCAGTGCTTTGAAATATAGTTTTTCAGCTATTGCAGCTGCGTTATTCTTTGCTACTGTGACAAACGAATCCAAGTCTTGTTTTAAGCCTGGACTTACTGTCGGTGGTGTTGTCCATCCCATATTAATTACTTCCGGTTGTTTGTGTATTTGGTGTAGGTGTTGTTGGTGGATTTGGTGTGTCTCCTCCTTCTGCAGCTGCTGGTGCTTTGAAAGCTTGGTCAGCAGGTTTATCAGTTTCTACAGCTTTTTGCCATAATCCTGATGTGTCTACAGTTCGTTGGAATGTGTCTGCAGCTTCAGCTGATCCATGTGCTGGAATATCATAAGTTGCTGCCCATGATCTCATATACTTGGAGCATGCCAAATCTAACTCAATCTTCTGCGATGTACACACATAGATCGAAGCATCATCCACATTAATATCCTCTTGCGTAAGCATGTCAGACTCCTTACCAGTAGAGTCACGATCAGCTCTTATGATGATCAAACCATCACCAGCCGTTCCTGAGGACTTCCATGGATTGTCAGCTTTTGGTAATGTCGCTGTCTGTCTAATGCTAGTTCCAAAACGACCTTGCAATATGAAGTCACCTTCATAAGGTTTCAATTGCTTATGTACTATTGGCTTGTTGTCAGCTACTACAGCATCTCCGTTTTTAATCTTTCCTTCCAAACGTCTTTTAGCTTGGTCATAAGACATGAACGGGTTTTTCTTATCGATGTGGTATTTGTCTGTACCAATGAAAGGGTTAGCGTTGTAAGACACATTATGCATCGTACTCACAACAAAGCTGTAGAAGTAAATGTTTGCTAATACCAACGACTTTGTTGAAGTAGTTTCTCCAAATGCTCTGAAGATAATAACTTCCTCACCTGGCATTGGATATCTAGCTATCGATCTATCAAGTGGGTAAGCAGTTTTAACAGCTGCTTGCTCTTCCTTATTATACTCACGTACCAAATCCCTAAAACGAATCTTACCAATATCTCTGTTGGACTCGTATAGTGGTGAGTTTTCATCAAGACATATATCCAATACGTGTCCAGGAAATACTTTAAGCTGTTGCAAGCCATCTGTAGCTCCAGTTTGTGGTCCTTTATATAAACCCGATATGTCTTGAAAAAACGTACTCATTATTTGCTATTGTCCATTAAATGTTGAGCTTCTTCTAAAAGCTGTTTGCGTTCTGCCTCCGTCAATCCCATCTCATCACCTTTTTCACTTTTAGCACCTACAACAAGCAAGCGTTGAATGATTGCTGTGAGTCTCACTAGGTTGTCGTCATTCTTAACTGAAATTTCTAGGTACTCCTTAATTAGTGGAACCATCAACGATGCGTCAGTCATATTCTTAATCAATGGCTTTAATTGATCAATCAAACCATTAATCTGTGATTCCTTTTTCTTCGTATTGTTATATACATCTCTGAGTAGGTCGCTGAAGGACTTATCATCAAATAGTAAACTATCCTTATCCATAAACTACATTTCTAATAAATAGCTGAGTATTCAAATTGTTATTTGCCCATGTACTGAGGATGCTCTTCCAATTCCAGGATCAAAGCTCTCAATTCTTTTATACGAGCACCAGCTAACCAAGATTCACGATTTTCGTAATAACCTAGATCATGCAGGACTTGAGGATCCACTGTCTTTGGATCAAAGGAAAAAGCGTTGAGGTTTGGACCACCACCAACGCTTTCCCAACACTTTATCTCCTCTTCTAGAAATGCTTGTAATTTTTCTTTTGAGGTTAAAATTATCATACTTAGTATGTTTTGTCTTTTGGAAGAACTCCTTCGTTAGCTAGATAATCCATATACATGGCTTTGTATTTATCTCGCATAACCTTTACCATTTTAGTTATTTGCTGAGTGTTTGCATCTGTCATCTCTCTAATGTAGATGTATAAGGCTTTCTTGTTAAACAACTCAATCTTCTCTCGCTTTCTAAACAATTCGATAATAGCTCCTGCCAACAATCGATCGTTCTTTTTTGCAAACGTACCCTCCAAATTATCGTCCCAGTAATTTACAAACTTATCAATGAACTCAACTAACCCATTCTCATTTTCTGGTTCATCTGGAACATACTCCAAGTTGATTTCAGAAGATAGGTCAATTCTATCATGGCTAGTGAGCTTCTTGTAGTTATTCTTATTCTTGAGAATGCAGTAGTTTTTTGCTACGATGCTGAAGTAACTAAATGCTTTGCCGTTTGATTGTTTGAACTTTGGAAGCTTCTCTACTAGGAAGCTTACCACCTCATGCTGTACTTGTTGGATTGTTTGTCCGTCTGTGTAGTAGAACTTAAACGTGTGAATAATGTTCTCAACTAATTTCTCAAAAGCTGGACGTATTTCACGTTGATAAATTAAACTACGTTCATTATCGCTAACGGTCTCGTTATACTTGATAATACTCAAGTCAACTTCAGGACCGAAGTATAATCTTTTAGTCTTCGGCTTTCTTGTCTTCTTCGGTTTCTGTGTTGACATACTTTGTAATAAATTCATAAAGGTCATCTATTGATTGATCTAATTCCTTGAACACAAATCCAACTTCATCGTCGGACTGAAATGAACCTCTACGATCAACTTCTTTCATATGCTCTCTAGTTTCATAGAAACGAAAATAAAGTGCCGAAATAAACTTCACGTAAGCTTCTGCATACTGTTCAGTGCGTTCAAGCTTCTTGAAGTTAATATACAACAAATAAACCAGGATCCCCACTAATATCGTGAGGAATGTGATGATAGCTATAACCATATTATTTGAATAGATTGTTAAACACGTTCATTAAATCATCCTTCTGAGACTCGGACATATCTGTCGGAATTGAAGGCTTTCTCTTTTCATTAGTGACCGGTCTAGATGTGCCGGTACTGCTACCACTATTACGATCCCACATTTCAAACTCAATACGAGATGCCATGTGATCAGCGTGGTGTAAAAGGATTGGTAAGTTTGATCTTAATTTAGACTCACGGCTGTTTGAAATGTAGTAAGGACGATTGCCTTCATCATACAAACCATCATGCGTCTTGATAGCTACAAACTCATTAAACGATACCGGAATACCTCTAGCTTGTAGTAAGAATAAACTACGATCAGGTACTGGCATAAAAGCATTCTCTGGATTATATTTGTAAATACGTCCTAGATTCTTACGATGCCATTCTGAATCATTAGGCAAGTATTGCTCAGCTTCTTCTGTACCAATTTTACCTAAATCATGATTCATTGCAGCAAACACCAACTCCTCTTCCGAATAGTTAATAAATGATCCCATGGAAGCCCATAAGTCTTTTAGCTTTAATGCACACTCAATAACACGATTAACGTGATCAACATATCCACCAGGAAATGCGTTGTGATGGTGATCAATACTAGATGCTGGCATAAGCATAATACGCTCAGCGTGATCTGTGTAAAGTTGTTTAAGGGCTTCTTTACGATCTCCCTGAATATACTGATCAATGTAATTTAGCAATCGATCATAATTCTCTTGCAATTGTTCTGCTGTGTAACTCATATGATTTGTTTTTGTAACCTTTTTAATTCTGATTCTATTTTCTTGATGGCTCCTTTACGCGTTTCCTTTTTCAACTGCTTCTTAAGCTCTGAATATCGTTTCATCGCGTCTGCCTTCTCCTGTGCCTTCTGCGCTTTAGACTTCTTAGGTTTTACTACGATTGTGGTTGGTTCCAAAGTCCCTTTTAGTTTAGGCTGTTCTACACCTCTATGGAACACTGTACCATCTGCATGTACAAACTCTTTCATAAACCTCCAGCCTTTTGGAAAACCCTGAGCTGTTGCGAATTTCTTTCTTACTATTGGTTCATCATAGGCTCGTTGAGCTTCTATGACACACTCCCAGCAAGTAACTGCTGCTGCATCATCTCCTACATTATTCACGTACGTGCCACAAACCTTACATTCTAAAACTCGACCCATTGTAATAACTGTTTTCTATTTAAGTATAACCATACGACTAAAAAACGAAATTTGCAACTGGGTTAGTTTGGTGATAGAGGATCGAAACTTATGCGTGTATCCATCAATACAGTATGCACAACCATCTTATTTACTACGTGTCTTCCGCGATAATACGGGAAATCTCCGTTAATATTGTAGTTATACAGTATTGCTTCATCGATTTGATTTTTCTTTCTAGAATACAGAAAAATAAAGTCATCAAATTGTAAATACCATATCATACTGGGATTTGAATCCTGAGCTAGCATTTCAGCCATCTCTTCGATAAGGTAATATTGGTATGCAATATCGTCATAAATCTCCTTTCTGACTTTACGATCTGCATACAGAACAGCGGGCATAGAAATTTGGCTCATAGACTTGATAGCCTTACGAGCCAAACTCAATTCACTTGAGACATCAGCTAAAAATCTTGATTTAACTAAACTCTCGAAGCAGCCCATACGTGGATTGTTTATTGTTGGTTATTGCGTGGTTTACGGCCTCTACGCTTCTTAGCAGGTGCAGATGTTACAGCGTCGGTAATCTGATTTTGAACCGGCTTGTTTGCATTCATTTTAGGAGTTGCTGCCTTAGCAATAGTAGCTTCTAAACTCACATTCTTATTCTTAAGCTCCACAATCTTAGTAGATAACTCAGCTGTTTTAGCCTCATGTTTAAGAATTTGCACCGCTGCTTTATCAGCGAAATCTTTTGTTGCTTCAAACTTCACTTTGAAATCTAAAGCTTTTTTGCGCCAGTCATAAGTAAAGTACCCTAAAGCACTCATACCTAAAATAGCTGCGATCGAAAATGTAATCGTAATCATAACTTTTCTTTTGGTTAATTAAATTGTTTTAAGTTTTTACAATTGTACTCTTATGCAATTGCATACTTGCAATATCAGGAAAAAAATCCAGAAATCCAACAGTTTCGCGAAACTTTTTGAAAATATTTTTAATGACCCTGCCCAACATAGGGCTTATGGTAGTTTTTACTAGTCTTATTCTTACTCTGTTTCGTTTTAGCATGTACTCCTGGACGTTTACGTTTCGGTTTTGCTCTGAATGAGACTGAAGTGTTAGTTTTTGCTTTTGCTGCCATAGATAGTGTTGTTATGTGTTGTTACTATCTATAAATAGTTTCTAAAAAGGAAAGGCCGGTGAAAACACCAGCCCTTCGCACACACACAAGCTATGAAAATCATAGCAGAAAAGAAAGTTTTTTGTTGCGGGAGGGGGATTCGAACCCCCGACCTTTGGGTTATGAGCCCAACGAGCTACCACTGCTCTATCCCACTATCTAGTTAAAAAGAAACGCTGAGACTATACGTTTAAGTGATGGATCTTTAGTTGGATTATTGGTTCCCTTCTTGTCCACTTCCTTTTGAGAAGTATCCCATCAATGCCGGTGATTTGAGTACACCACTCTTTAAGCTACTTGTTTCGACTACTCTCATCTTACTTATTCTGTTCAACTCTGCCGAGCTGATTAATCCTTGCGGGACTACAAACCTTTCGGACGAATCACTGTTGACTTGCGATCATTAGTGGCACTGGACAGCCCAGTACTAGGTAGGCACCTTTCGTCGGTAGCTGGTAAGCGCTTTTGCTTAATTGTTTCTTAGATATTTGCGTATCAAAAAGGCAAATTAAGGTATTAGTCGCAGATTATGAAAGTAGTGGCTTACCACTAAGCTGACCCATCTTTTGGACGAGTCAATACTCAACTACTCTCTGAGATATCCCTACCTCCATACTTCAAGAATTCTACATAAACAAACCTTGGTGGGTTCATCTACGGTGCAGTAACAACACCACTTGTACACTGACATTGCCTTTCGGCTTTAAGATCCCTCTTGTATTGGAAACCGCAATAACAAACTTGGATAAGAATGCTTCTTGCAAAAAATTGATTCCTATAGGTTATTCTTATTGCTCTTCCGAGCTCAACTAAATGACCTGCATCACCTAGTCATCAAACCAGTTCCCCTACAGTGTTACCCTCGGTACTCAAGGTCTAATGATATCCTACTTGCCTACTCGAGCTCCTTGCGAAGCCGCAAACTACATTGACAAAATGTAATTCACTTTATCCCGGTTTCCCGGTTTATTTAACGACCATAGGCGGCCGACTATCATTTACCAATGTGTCCAATCCTTAGCCGAAGCTTTAGACAATCCACATTGGATGGATAATAATATTTTCAAAGAACGTTATCACTTTCGTGACTCTTATTTCTATAAAGATACAACCTTTTTATCGATTAGGCAACATCTTTATGTAATTTTTTTTTGTTTTATCTTGGTCTCGTTTGACCTTGATTGTTTAATAAATATACTACCTTTTTTTCGTTTAGGCAACAGCTTTATTAATTTTTTTTGTGGAGCCGCCGAGATTCGAACTCGGGTCCAAATAGTGAGCCAAAGGACTCATTCACAGGCTTAGATTATTTTTCTAAACAATCAAAATATCAAGTTTGTATTGCTACTCCCACTTGCAAACTGTAGGCTATTTGTTTAAGGTACAAATTACAAAAACGCGTTTCGTTTACTTCTTTTTAATCCCATGAGTAATACGGGGGAGATTAGGCAGCTACTGCGAAATACTCCGTAGAATAATCTACGTTTGCGTTTATTGTTTTGATAGGTGTTTAAGGGTTTCCATCTAACCCTGCCTGCATCATCTCAAAGAACTTCTTCTATCTGTCGAAAGCCTTTCGGCCCCTTAGTGTCTAATAAATATACTACCATTTTCTGAAAATGGCAACAGCTATTAGATAATTTTTATGGCTTCGTTGTCAAGCAACCCAGTGTAGGTATGATAATCAAGTATAATCTGAACCCAATGGTGACCAACTTGACTAACACTCAAATGAAGAGGTGAAGGTTCTCCAGATTCTACATAATTAACCCAATCAACAATGCGTTTGTGGAGATCCTCAAGACGCTCTCTATGTATCCATAAAACTACTTTCATATCAGCTGTAAAATAAGTAACGCGGTTGCTAAAACAAGACTAATTCCTGCCTTCATGTTAATTCCTTCGCCTAGGAAGTAGCTAGTGAATAGGGTAAACACTAACATTCCCATACCAAAGGCTAATAATCGACCTGGCCATATCTTACCATCCATACCTTCGTAAGCTAGGTCAGTGGCAAGCATTAGTAGATAGCTAATAGGCACTCCCGACAAGCTAACAAGCACTCTATGATCTTTCATCCACGGCCAAACAAATTGACCATTAATCTGCAACCAAGCGATTGCCTGAGCTATGAAAAATATAACAAGGGAAGCTATTATCAGCATCTTTTTCTCTTTAAGTTTCTTCAACATAAACCGCGTTTAAGGTTCTACCTCTACCATTAGGTGCATCCATTCCAAAACCCCAAACCCACTCGTTACCGACTTCTATTCCTTCAAGATCGATAGGAAAAGTGCAGTGTTGTTTCTTCAACAAGACGCAAACCTTAACATCAGCAGCACCATATTGCAACAACATTCCTTTTAGAAACTTTAACGTGTTTCCGGAATCAGCTAGATCATCAAATAACCAAACTATACGACCTTTGACCATCTCTGGATCAAACATTTTATACATATGGATCTCACCCTGGTTTCTATCTCTGTACGAGGACATTCCAATAAAGTCTACGTAAGGATCAAATTCCAGATATTGAGCAATCTTTTGAAAGAATGGTACAGCTCCTTGTAGGATGGGAGCTAATACAACCTCCTCCGATTTATCCATATACAAGGAGTTAAGCTTCGTTGCGATTGATTGCGCAATTTGATCAATATGTTTTTCTGATATTAGTACTTTAGCCATATAACAATATACAAAGGATTATTCTAATCTGCAACAGATGTTTGCTCCACCAATTTAAGTAAGGATTGTTGTGTTTCACCAACCCAGTCTAAAACATAGATTTTTATCTTATCAACTGATAGTTTATTCTGCATTACGTTGGAAATTAGGTGGTTTTTAACGTAAATTTTAGCATCTTCCACATATTCTGGATTCTCTATACCATAATGCTCTTTTGCACGCTTTATAGCCCATTTCTCAGCGTTATATTCTTGAAGGTAGGAATACTGTCTTTCACCAGTGCTTATGTGGCCTATTTCATGCAAAGCTACGAGAAAGCTCCAATCGTCAATAGGCTTAGGAATAATAACCTGACGCGTTTCAGAAAACGCTTCATAGATATCTTCATCACACCAATCCATCCACTTACGCACTCTAGTATTTGTCAGCTTAAGCTGTTCTCGAACGCGTTTTGTATATTCCTTTGGGGTCAAACTCATAACCTAAATATACAAAAAGGATGTTGTAAAAACAACACCCTTTCAATTATTTATTAACACGTTTCTATTATTCAGCTGTATTATCCGAATCGTCGTTTGTGTTACTATGCTTTTTGTTGATCCACTTGTCGATGGAAGCGATTCCAAAGGAACCTAGTACAAGAACCATAAATCCGTTAAACACGAGTTCGTTTACAACAAACTCACGTCCTAACCATCCAGTCACAATATCTACGCCAAAAGCGATACAAAGCAAAAAGAAGGCGATAAAACCAACTACTGATTTTTCGTTGATTGTGTTGTTGTCGTCAAATAACGATCTAAAGAAGTTTTTCATAATTAAACAGTTTTAGTGAAGTAACTCGAAACTCCAGGCATTGGCTCAAAGCCAAGCTTTTTCCAAAACTTGCGACTAGATGGTGCCGCTTTAAGTATGATTGTATTCTTTTTAAGAGCCTTGATCAACTCAGCGAATGCCATCTGACCGTAACCTTTACCGCGAAATTGTTTATCTAAGTGGATAGATATAATCTCGAAAGTATTATCATCTACATCGCCATATTCTATTTCACCAACCTTATCCGAACCAGCCATAATACTAAAGAACTTGTGAGGTCCTTTAACAAACTTGCTGTAATAGCTCTCACCAAAATCCGAGTCGTTAGCAGAAACTGGTTTAAGTATTACCGATTCGTTTAATATAAGATTAAGCAGCGATATCATTAGATTCTATTAATGTGTATGTGAATGATTTTCCGTGAATTGCAGCAGCCTTTCTACAAATAGCCATAAACTCATCAAAGTCCTTTGCACGCTTAAACACTTGACATCCCTCTGACCAATTTTCCACATAAGTAGAATCTGCACCAGCTTTATGAATATTGATACCAAAAACACCCTCTTGAATCTTACTCTCATCATAAACCATATCACGATTTGCATCACGATAAACTTTAACTGGTTTTGCTTGTTTAAGAGCTTCATATTTACCTTGATGCAATCCTAAGGTGTGAGAACTTCTGTATTGACCTTCTACTAAACGAGCTACACCAGCGGCATTATGATATTCCTTAACCCCCTTCTTGCCTGGATCTGTTGTGCATGCCCATTGGTGAAGTTTCCATTCACCATTCTCTTTATAGGAGATCGTCATTGTATCATCAAACACGTTAGTAACATCTTGACCGGTTGCTGAGTTTCTTACTCCAACGATATTAACGTCAAAGTCCTTAGCACCTTCAAACCAAACATATCCCTTTGATTTGACAGCCGATTCTATTTGCTCCCTTGTATACATGATTGTGTTGTGTTGTAAATTAAAAAACCCGACTAACTAGGGGACACCGTCGCGCCCCTAGTTCGGGGGTGATATGGCATAAAATACGCCAAATACCTTTGATTGCTATGCAATCGCTTTCCTATAAATATGACGATTTTGAAAAAACCAATTACTGAATGGGTTGTGTGTTGGATACCACTACAGACATCTCACCATAGCTGATTCCTGTGTTCATGTGTTGCTTGTGGGGACCCCAAGTAAGATTGAACGCTGCGTAGCTATCAGTTTTATATCCACCAAGTATTCCAGCTCTATTTTGATAATCAATTCCACGAGCATTGCTTGTTAAGAATGGAGCTGTTACCACACCAACCAAGGATCTGATGTCTATACCAGATACATCTACGTGTTGAGTTTTTTGGCTATTCACCATCTGCATAACGTGGTTTGGATCCTGATCGCTGGGTAAGAAGCCAGGAGCTGATGCAATAACACCTTGTACAGTACCGGTGTTGTTACCAGTATTACCTCTTCTCTGGGAACCAACTCTCTTAGACCATATTTTACCATCACAAACAGCTGTTGATTCCAAAAGACCATTAACATAAACGGATAAGGTTCCTGCGTAATCATAGGCACTTTTGGGTGGATCAAGCTGCAATACTATCTTCACGTTGTACGCAATTCCTAGTTGGAATTTGTAGTCTGTGTAGTAGCTTCTGAATTTATATCTTGTAGGTAAGGCCACAGCTAAACTGAAGAAATCAGTCTTACCTCTATATGGTTGTCTTGTTAATCTTATCTCCTTGTCATCCTGCATAATACTCTGCACATAGTTTGAGAAAGGGGCAACTGCACCAATAGATATATTGGCGTGTAATGACTTAGCATCCTTGTATCCTTGTTTCTTAAACCATTCTGGGTCTGGCTTGAGGTAATTGAAATTTATGATCTCGGTACGGCGTGTTGTACTTGTGCGCACCTTATTCTTATGCTTATCAAACCATGTACGCGTTGGGAATCTATCTAGCTTAAAGTTAAATGATAACTCATAGGTCATAGGTTGACCGGCTAATTCACCGAAAGCTTCTGGTGAGGTTATTACGCTCATTCCACCAGTATAATCAGGAAGGTCTGTACCCAACTTACCTAAGATACTTACAGTTGGCTTATTGGTGTAGCCAAGCAAGTCATCAGGCAAGTTGCTTACCTTTGTATTAGCACCAACTATTTGGTTTGTGTTTTTGTTTAGTGTTCCGTTTTGCACTACCACAAGCTCGTTAGAAGGTTTGTTGGGTGTATAGTGAAATAACTCAACAGAGTTAATACTATCAGCAACAATGGTGTTTACTCTTGCTAATACGGTAGCTCCAAGAGCAACTTTGACATTATTTGCAACATCATCCCCTACACCACCTACTGCAGGATCAATAACCTTATTCAGTGTTTCTCTGAGGTTGGTTAATTGCTTTTTTTCAAAGGGTTCAAGATCCTTACCACTATCTTCCTTATCTTTGAGAGTTTTGAAAGTAGGATAAAGCTTGTTGACTACGTTAGTAATCTCCTTCGCTATCTCAATGTATTTTGCTTTTAATTCTGTGCTATTTGCCATAGTCGTTATTTAACGAATCCGTAGTATTTTATTGTCAATGCTTTTCTATGATCAAGTCCCAAAGTACCACCGTTAATTCTCTTTGTGAGAGCTGTAATGGTAGCATCATTAATTCCCTGATCACAAATCGTCCACAACTTATTCTTATCAAAGAAGAACATTGCAGACTCAAAAGCATACTCAGTAGCAACTAAGTCTGGATTAGTCATAATCTCAGGCTTATTGAGGTATTTTGAGAATGCTTCGTAATTCGATTTTCCTGTGAGTTGCAATGCACCTCGGCCACGAAATTTCCAACCATCACCTGATGCTTCACTACCATTACCCATTCGGTCAGCATATACTCGGTTGGCAATTTTTTCTGGTTGCCGCGCATAAGACTCTTCTAAATTTCCAGGAAAGTATTTGCCAAAAGTACCCTGCAAACCTTGTGCAGAGTAGTTTAGGTTTTCACTAAATAATTTATATTCACCCGTCTCATGAGCAGTCTGTGCAAAGAAGTGTGCAGCACGAATTGGTGTTAGTTTGTAGAAAGCCATTGCAGCTTTCATAGTTCCAGGACCAAATGCACCATCTGCAGTGACACCGATCTTAGTTTGTAGGCTTTTTAGGCTCATAGGTATTGTTCTTTAATTGTTAGTTCTAACTCAAAAAATGCTTTGTGATAAGCGTCGTGTCTAGGAATACCGTCGTGGGACATATAACGACCAGCTAGTTCAACTAACTCAGTAGCCTTGTCTTCGGTAAAAGCTATCCACATCATTTCTTCTACCATCTTCTCATTCGAAACGCTCATAACTTAGTATCTTTGTACCCTCTTAAATGAAATTAGTTGGGTTGGTTTTACGATAACTTCATTCCATAATCCAGTTGCACCACCGGTACAATCTTCTGCATTAAGACACATATTACATTGCTCACCTGGGTAAGCTAGTCGGTACATATTAACAGCTCTATTACCTCTGTCGGTAGCGTAGCTCTTAACGTCACTCTTGAATGCTCCACGTAAATCACCTTCTAACTTCAATAGAATATTGCTCTCTTTTCTGAAGAAAGGCTTCCATTGCTTGGTGAAAGTACTGATTGCATATGTGTGGTTTTGGTTGATGGAATCCTGTAGATTAATTAATCCCTGCTCATCAGTCCAGTGTAATGTTGTCACTTTCTGGTGTGTGTCACCATAGACAGCTGTTACAAAAGCATCATCTAATAACACATAAGGTTCCATATCACCTCGTGAATAGAAGTACGCTATCTTAACGGTATCAACGTAAGATTGGTCATTACCATCATTAAAGAAGTAGGTCTCATATTCTCTACGCAATCCCCAAACACGATGGTTAACGAAGTCTTCGATGAAGTCTAAAACATTGCGTTGAGTTAACAAGTCCCAACGTTGTGTTTCTGTGTAAAGCTGAAAGCTAAACCACTTCATGATCAGCTCAGCTAACTTAGGATCTTGATCAATAACTCCACCACGAGTATCCTTACCCCTCTTCTGAATCGCAAGAAACTCTTTTGCAATAGCTTCCCACTCTGCTATTGTAGCAAAGCATGCTTCTGGGTGTAGGTATCCTCTTACTTCCATTAGATTGCTACTAGGCTTGCTTCTAATTTGTTACGTAAATCTTGTAATGGCTTACGCTTTGCAACGTATGTTTTAAGATCCATTTTACCATCTTTCCACAACACCATCAACTCATTCATCTGCGTTTGTAGCTTCAACAACTGTCTGTGAATTTTATTCATAGAGTTGTCTGTACCACCCTTACTATTATCTAAAGCGAACTCATCTTCAAAAGCACTTTCAGCAGCCTCAGCCATTCCAGGTCCTTTGTAGTTTACATTCTTATCTAATAGCTGTAAACGCTTTAATCCTTCAAAAATAGCCATAACAGCATCGCGATCAGAGTAGCCATATTTGGTAGCTAGTCCCGCAACAAAACGCTTAACAGCATTATCTAACTCAGGATTAACTGCTTCACCAAGAGCTTTAGCAATCTCTTCGCGGATAATCTTTCTGATATCTAGTTTAGACTCTTTCATATTTTGAGCATCTTCGTAAATGTTCTTGAGAAATTCCTTTACATTAGGACTATTAACATCAGCAGCAATAGCTGGAAAGTCTTGTTTTACTCGTTCCAAAAACGCTTCAAATGTAGGAGATTCTTGTGCAGCGAGGTTCAACTCAGACATTGCACCCTCTTTTAGTCTTTTTTTCATGTATAGGCCTTTTGAATATAAATAGGCGGAAAACAAAGAAACCACTCCAGGTAGCGACACTTGAAGTGGTTTAATAGCCGAAGCCATACGGTCCTAAGCCGTTTCTTTATACCTTAGGCATACCTACTAGGACTTTGGTCTTTACTGGACCAGCAGTCAGCTTTCGGTCATAGCTGCCATCAGGATTCATTTTAATATCTTTATTCAATACTTTGCGGATCTCCTCTTCATCTTTTATGTAGGGCATGTTGAGTTTGGCAGCTAATTCTTTATCCAATTCAGCATAGAAACCACGAAGCTTCATAAACTGAACCATTTGAATAATACCGGATCTTTTCGCTGCGGAACCACCATCTTGACCGATAACAGTCATCTTAGTTCCAGCTGGAGTATGTTTACCAGCCAATACAGTATCCATCTCAGGATCCGCATCGACATCATTTGCAACCCAGAAGTCTAAATCCGACTTTTTGATGTCATCCACACTCTGCAATTCAAAGTTTCCACCCTTAGCGGAATATGCATTTACAATAAGATCGACAATCTCATCAGCATACTTTTTAACTGCATCCTTTGGTAATTGGATCCAGTGGTTCTTCTTTTTGAAATCGTCACCAAACGATTCTGGTAGTAGGTTCTTTAACTTAATCATTTGATTCCGTATTTGGCTAATTCTGCTAGAGTTTTGTTGATGTCTGTGTGATGAATTGCAATACCACCTTTAGCTCTCCACTGCTCTATATTTCTAATATAATCATCAATTAATATGTGGTTTGGAGCTGCATGTTCTTGTTTTCTGTACGACTTCTTCAATATTAATTTATTGTTAATTCCATGCTTTTTCAACCAGTCAGCCTTTGCTTTTTTACAATCTTCAGACTCAGCTGGAGAGCTTAGAATAGTGGTATCGTATTTTTTAATGACACTCCACAGTTTTTCACCACCTGGCATCCATCCCATATCGAACCAAAACTTGTAAGGAGTTGTATCTAGTAACATATCAAATTCCTCTTTACCGACACGTTTTTTGTGTGTCTTAGGCTCTTCTTCAAAATACTTTTTCCACTGTGCTGGGAAGTCAGCTAATACACCATCCATGTCACAGAATATCTTATAGGTTTCATCAGCTTCGTTGAGTTTATTAGCTTCACGAGACTTATTAATCCAAGCTAGACCTACTGGATTCTTGATAGGGCTGTCCATGAATTTTGTAGCGAATGCATACACATCTTTATCGATTGAAACTGGCTGACCAGGAGCTGCATCTTTATCGTTGATGACCTCTTTGAAATCTTTTCCAAAGTATCGTTGATATGCTTCTTTAGCTTTTTGAGCATCATTCCAACTATTTGTTACAAGGTCGTGTGGAAGCTTTCTATCACGATTATCATTTCGCTCCAAAGCTTTCTCCAAAGGTGTATTAACGAAGATCATGGATACATCATATCCAAACTCATTTTTAAGCTTTTCTGCATGATCAATAACCTTCTGAATATCATCACCAGTACCGTCAATAAGCATTCCCAAACGACCTCCTAAATATAGGCTATAGGCATTTTGGAACATTGACTTGGCACGAACTCGAGGGGAATCAGGACCGCTAGTGATGCTGATAAACTCATCTTGAGAAAGTGATGCTAAGTCGGCGGTGAGGTTCTTTTTCTGTAGCATAAACTCGAAGAATCTATCGCTATTTACATTCTTCAATCCACCCACTGAGAAGCCAGATTTAGTCATACCAAATAGCTCATTTGCTACAGTAGACTTACCACTTCCAGGACCACCTGCTAGGAATACAGCCTTCAATATTCCAGGATCATTAACACCCTCAATGATGCTAGATTCCTTTAAGATATCTTTAAGTTTTATCATTAATCTTGTACCTTTATATATGTGTAATAAATTGTATCACCAGCCTTAGTGTAATTATCACACGGAATAGTATCCCCATTTGATAAGACTGCCTGATACTTAGGAGTTATTTCATCGTGAATACTAACTGGACGCACTTTCCATGTCTTAATTACTGCATAGGCATCACAATGTTCTACCTTCGATTCTCTACAAGAAAAGAGGGTTGATACTAGTAATAAGATGCCAATTGTATATAGTTTTCTCATACGCTGTATAAATAAATAGTTATGATTTGTGATTAATAGCCGACGAAACCAATTCCTAGGGCAGGAACAAATCCATCAGCAATGCAATACGGCCAGACATCGTTCAACCAATAATTTTGAACGCGTTCTAATTCTCTCTGTGCTTCTTCAAATACATCCTCTCTAGAGTAGTTGGACCATCCGTAAGAGCAGATATGCTTTGACAAAATATACAATCTATCATCCTCATAGCACGTATCCTCTGGATCTTGGTCAGACTCCAGAAAAGCACGAATCAAAGCAGATCCTAAATGACCTTTCATAATGCTTGCAATACGCTCATTATGGTCATACATTTCGCTACTCCAAGGCTTGGTAATCAGTACTCCGTATTGATATTTAGGCTTTTTCTTATCGATGATAAGGCGAGCAACATCCATATCCTGGACATCAAATTCTGAGGTACCTACTGCAATAGTATCGACCTCAAACTCTACGTGTAAGCCCGGTACACACACGCTATCAAATTCGTGGTGTACCGGAACAATAACACTCGTAACTGAGTCCTGTACAAACCAATCTTGGGTTCGTGGACTTTTATCTAATATAACTCCTTGTAATCTTTTCATGTTGTGTGTTTTTGTGTGTGATTTAGGCCATGTCTTCTTGCGCTACATACTCGGCGTTCAAGTTGGATAAATCCAGGAATTGAGCTAGGTACGTACCAGGCACATCAGCACCATTTTCAATAATAAAGTTTGTGTCTTCCTTTTCACCAAGACCCTGAGCAGCGCCACAGCGAATCTTTGTTTCAAAGCCGTTTGTAAACTTAATAAAACCAATACGGCCAATCCAAAATGCATCAATAACTCTCATAGCTTTTTTTCTTTTAATATACGACTTAAATTCCAATTAGGCAACTTTTATTGGAACGGATTTGGGACATGATCTGGCCACAAATCAAACGGCAAAGAAGCAATTCTCTCAGCCTCGTCTGGATCCTTAACGTATTGCAAAACGTGGTCTATATAATCCTCCTCAGGCTCGTCGTTAAGGTATTGTACAGGTTCAAAGAAGTACTTCATTGACTCTGGACGGAAGGGCATTCCATGAGCAGCAATGTGCTGTTCGTCGGACCTCTGATCAAAGCCTAAACCTTGACCAATATACCATTTTGTTTCAAATCCGTTGTGGCCCTTTACAATACCAATTGTACCGAACCAATAGCTTTCAATTATTGTCATAGCGATAAATGTGTTTGTTTTTCAAATAAGCGTTGCATGTGTTTGCATGGTGAAAATCGACGGAATTGTCTAGCGTGACATTCACAATCGATGATCTTGTAGTCACCGCGAACAGTGACGTTGTAGTACTTCAATTTTCCGGTCTTCTTATCTCGAGAACCCATCTCTCGATACTGCCAGGTTTCTGTGGGACTTGGTTGTAAAAACATAGTGTGTGTATTTAGTGTGTTAGTGATTAGGCTGCATTCTTAATGTACGCTTTGTCTGCCCATGTTTTAGCTCCTACAAGCTCATACTGACCTTGGTGGTATAAACCGGTATTGTAGAGATCCTGATTGATATCACCAACTGTCATCTCAGCGAGCATCTCTTCAGCAATCCAGATCTTTTTACCATTACGGGCATACACTGTAGAGTTATGGTTTTCACCAACCTTAGAAATGTTCATAATAGCCTTAGCTTTGTATTGACGAAAAGCGGCAATTGGACTCGTAGCCTCAGTATAAGATGTGGTTGGGAATCCAGCCTGACACTTAGTTACTACAAGGTACTTTCCGGCACCATGAGTGTGACCTTCAATCTGTGGGAAAACTACTAATTCTTTGCGTTTTACTACCAATGTTACGTTTTTTGCGAATTTCATAATGTGTGTGTTTTTGTGATTAATTATCTTTCCTTTACTATGTAAAGTTCCGACCTTTTTTTCGATTTTGCAACAGTTTTTTAAGAAATTTTCCGGTTGATTATCAATAAGTTATGCACAAAGTTATGCACACTCAAATCCCACTATTTACGCGGGTTGTGCCCAATAAAAAACCCCCGATAACTCGGGGGTCTAGGGTGTTAAAATTCGGGATTTTTGCGGATTATTTACCGCTATATTCGATAAGCAATTCACCCAAAACTTCGATCTTTCCGACCAGTTTTTGGAACTCGTTTTGGCTCAAATTCATGCCTTTTTCACCGGTAGATTTTGCTAATTGATCCAGTAAAGTTAGGTATTCTTCACGCGCTTTTTCAGCGTTAAATTCACCCTTACCAGCCTTCTCATAGTACGGTAATTTCACGTTGAAATGGTAGTAAGTTAGCATTGCATCACCACCTTTTTCCTTGGCATTTTCAGCGATTTTTTCAGCTCCTGATAAGCGTGTTTTTGCAAAGGCTTTATCGTCCTTTTCCTCCTTCTTTTGACCAGGAGTGGCTTTGATTTTCTCTTCAGCCTCTTTAAGTAAATCTGCTAGTTTCATTTGTTTTCTTTAGTATAAATATGTTCGGTTTATCTTTAACTCCAATGCTTATTATCACGTTCCCACCAGAAGGTTACGTCCTGAGTCATATCGTCATAATACTCTCCAACATAGTCTGATTTGAACTTGCTGTGGACGTTCTCATACAGCGCTAGTGTTACAATCTTATTACTGTACATTTTCTTTAAGTAATCAACTACGAAGGTGTAATTTCCACCTCTGATCACAGCTGCTTCAACTAGCAGTATATTCTTTCCATTCTTACGAAATAACTTATCATAATGCACAACTGCGCTACGAAGATCGTTTAGGTATTCTTCATTCCAAGTCTCATCTGGATATGGTACATCAATACCAAACCCGTCACAGATTTCTAGATTGTGAGATAGGCTGTGTCTTAGGCATTGACCAACAATAGATGAGTAGTCAGTCGAAACTGTGATTACGACAGTATTACCAGCATGATATCCATCAGCCAGTAGTTGGTCAGATAATCGACCTATGTATTCAATCTCGTTGTAAATGTCAACGCGTTTTATTTTTCTAATCATTAGCTTGTACGCTTTAGAACAATGGCATCAAATCCATCACTGACATTCCAATGACCCTGTAAACGAGATAGTTGCTTTTGTATGTATGCCATGTATAGTTTACCGCGTTTTGTTCCAAGCGGTCCAGTATCATCACCCTTCTCTCTTTTTGGATAGAACTCCAGTCGAGTAACTTGGTAATCTTTATCTGCCTCCAGGTCTTTAATAAACTTCTCTGTGATTGCAACAATCGTAGACATTACAGCGAATTGCTCACCCAAGTTAGTAGCATCATCACCACGTTCTTTAGTGCCAAAGTCAACTCTAGCAGTAATGTTCCATCTATGGCCAGTCTTGGCTGGATCTACTTCAGCAGTACCCTTACCTTCGATTCGTGCATAGTAATGCTCTCGCTCACTATCAAACTCGTAGCCAATATTTTTATCTATTCTGTAAGTGGCCCAAGCACGATCCTGCGGATCTTCAAGTCCATCTACATTAGGATTGTATTCTCTCAAGTAGTCTTGCCAATACTTAACATCGTAAGTACCCCACAGCTTGAATGGAAACGGCTTAACACCTTCTCCAATCTCATTCAGTACATCTGTTAGTTTGATCATATCTCTATGAATTTTTCGGGATGAGTTGAAGAACTAATCTTACGTGGATGTAGAACAAACATATCGTTTGTCACCTCAGCAGTCCAATCACCAGGCAAATTAGCACCCTGCTTCTTAATATATTCTAGGTAGAAACGACCTCTCTTAGATTGTGTAATCGGCTTACCTTCATCCTCATCTTCCAGTTTAGGAGCGATTCGGATCTCCATAAGCTCAACCCACTTAATCTCAGAAATCTCTTGGATCACCTGCTTCGCAATAGTCACCACAGTGCTGAGTACTTTGAACTGCTCTCCAAAGTTTGTAATCTCCGGTTCATCACTTGCATCCACTTTATCCTTTATATCAAAAGCCACAACAATAACCATGTTGTAATCAGGTGGAGTAGGTGCACCAGGCTTTCTACCAAAGTTGATATTTAACCTTCTGCTATAGCCTCCAGCAATCGTTGTTACGTATGTAGCCTTATCGCTTTTGAACTCATATAGCAGACTTGGTAGTTGTTCCCATCTACCAGTGACATTCTTGGACTTATCGGCCATAGACATCTCAGCCATCCAAGAATCAACCTTAGTAACGCCAACGCGTCTAAAAGGAAAAGGAGTAACTCCTTCACCTATCTCATTCAATATGTCCGTTAGTTTTATCATGTAAAGAGAGCCGCGCGAGGTCGCGCGGGTATTTTAGGGAATTATTCGTGCTTTTTCAACTCGCCATACAAAGCATCATACAGCTTTTTAACAGCCGTGAATTGCGCGTCATCTAAGCGGTCGCTTAATGCATCCATCCCGCGCTTCATGTCGGGGTGGGCTAATAGACTAAGCAGTTCAGATGCGACATCAGATGCCGTTCCATAATCCTCATTCAACACCTTTGTGCTCGGGTTCAAGCCGGCAGCTTGCATTAAGTTGTATCTATCTAGTTTCATTACTTTACGATTGTGATTTTAACTTGTACATTAGGTGCCAATTTGCTTAGCATTGCGATTGCTTGTTTAGCATTCAAAATGGTTTCAGCCGCCGCGGATTTGATCTTAGCATCCGCTTGTCCTTTTGATAGAGGAGTCACGTTTTGAGCAAACTTAGCTGTCCATGCATTAGACCCGCCAAACGAGCTAATAGGGAACATGCCACCGTTATCCTTGTAGCCACTAATCGGTGGTGCTTTAGGCGTCCAGTTCTGCTCAAGAGCGTTCCACATGAGGATCGTTTGTAAGCTACGGTCTACCTTGGATTGTGCTACTTGAAGGATCATGCCCTTCTTGAATGTCACACCCCAGCCACCACCCGGTGAGATTTCAAAGTCATTTTTAACCTCGAAAAACCCGATAGGCCAGTTGTTAGGATCCACTGCTTCGTTAAGTACTTTCTTAACTTCTTCCTTGATGATTGCTTTAATGTTATTTAGTTTCATTGTCTGTTTTTATCTTGTTTTATTGAAAAACTTGTCAAAATCTCCAGCACTTTTTCTTGGCTCATTATCGCTATAGTCTGTCATCGACGAGTTGCTTAATCGTTGCCAAATTAATGGAGATCCAATGTGGTTTGAGTGGTATACAAACACCGGTGGATATTGCTTACCATCGTCAAAAACAAACGATACAATTTGTTCGTATCTATTGTTGCGAAAGAGAGGCAAAGCCATTTTAACGGTGCCTTTAGGGAAGCGATCCCACACTTGTTTAATATCGTCAGGTCTGCCGCCAATACCGTATGGATAGATCTTTTTATCCAAATATTTGAGGATCTCGATTGCGGTGTTTACATCGGGGATAACAATCGAATCAGACTTTGTATATGAGTCGTCTACCTTACCGCCATCGGCAAATGAAATGTTAGGAAAAGCCGCCTTGATGTCCTCAATGGTTAGCTTGTCCCAATCTTCACTCTCGCGGAGTATGTTTAATAGTTTAATCATGTATATACCAGTTGTTTAGTAAGGAACAAACTCGTCGTATTCACCAGATTCTACGCCGTCATTAGCCCATTCGTCACCGCCAGGTCCCGCTAGCCAATTTGATAAATCTTCTTGGATTTTGCGAGTGAATGCTTGGAATTTGTTAGGGTCAGTTACCGTGTCTCCAAGGTTCTCAGCGCCGCCGAACATCTCGATTAGATACCCCGCTTTTACCTTCACTTCTAGCTTCACTTCGAAGTTAGGATCCACTGCCTCTTTGAGGGTGTTTATTGGTTGGAGATTTGCTAACTCCATTAGTCTTTGCTTGTTTGCTTCCATTATAGGTTGTTTAAGTTTTGTGCTCTATTGTATGCTTTGTCTAGGATTTCACCCGGTGTTTTATACGTCTTGATATGCGCTCCGGCATCGCCGATAGCCACTTGATACATCGGGTCTTTCATAAGGAGTTCCATCGTGGTTTTCACCTTGTTAAGGTACTGCTTATACTCCTCGGAAATCTTGATTAACTCTTCCTTTTGTTGCGGTGTGTCAAAGAACCTATATAGGTTTCCACTACCACTTTGATCTAGCTTATCCGCGTTTTTCTTGGTGTATAATCCCACTTGTGAAATCATCTCACCCGCGGTGTGATGTAAGCTATTATCACTAGATACTTCGGTTACTGGAGTACTAGACTCTGTAAGCAATCCTGCAAGCTCCATTAAACGTGTTGTATCGATACTCATGTGTTTACTTTAATATAAATAGTACCGTGTTTACTATTCGTATGATTGCACTAACCTAGATGCTGTACTATAGTTTGTAGCTAGTGGCACGTCATGTACATTGCATAAACGCAGTAACATATGTATGTCGACTTCATGCGGGTGTGAGTGCAGAGGATCAATGAAAAACAGCACCAAGTCTATCCTTCCTTCTACCAGCATTGCTGCGATTTGAGCGTCTCCACCTAATGGCCCCGACAATAGTAGATGCGGGTTCAGACCCGCATGTTTAATGTGTTTACCAGTAGTACCAGTAGCGTAGATATTGATGTCCTTACGCTTAAAGAACTCCAGTCGTTTAATCACGAAAGCTATCATATCAGCCTTCTTGTTATCATGTGCGATGATTGCTATATTCATATGTTTACAATATACCCATAATTTACCTAGTATCCTCCAATAAGCTAATGGGAAGGGGGCCTATAAGGTGGGAGGGGGGAGGGCAATAGACATTACACGCAGTGTAACCCAAGTGTCTAAGCCCTATAGCAAAAAAAATTATGCTCGCAATATGTGTGCGTGTCACCCGCCTCTAGAACCCCCTATCCATGCGGTTTTCACGTAATTATCATACCCTATACCCCCCCTAAAATCGCGTGTTTTACGCCTAAAAAACAGGGGGACCCCCCTGCTTATATGCGGGTTTATACATGGGGAGGGCCCCCCTATGGAAGGCCCTATATAGGGGTACCCTTACTTACACACACACTTTAGGTACCCCCCTCTAATCCCCTATGTCTTACTTGCTTAAGAATTTTTTGTTAAGCTCCTTTGCGATACTCATTGCATTAGCTGGGTCCACTACACTTGCGTCTTTCCCG